AGAAGGAAATTAATATGTTACCAGTTTTAAGTCCAGCAATAGTATCCACAGTTCCAGCAAAAACATATGATAAATTATGGGTTGAAGAAATAATTATTAGTGCGGGAACTTTGGGCGGTGAGGCTACCGCTAGAGTTCGTTTGAAAAAATTTGGAGTATTTGATGGTGTGGCAGAATATATGCCCGGCGATAATGGAACTTGGTTAGTTATTGATAATTTATTAAGCAAAAGCGCAGAAGATAGTGACCTTGCAAATATAGTGCAATCATTACTATTATATATAGGAAAAGCAGGAGCAGAACAGGGTGTTATTGCTCCAATTAATAGTCCAGAATAAAGGGAAAAACTATGGAATTAAATCAAGGCGATATTCAGAATCTAATGGTGGTTATTGATCTTGCTACTCAAAGGGGGGTTTTTAAGGCCAGTGATTTGGTCGCTATTGGTCAGCTTTATGAGAAACTAAGTTCTATAAGCAAGAATTTAACTGAACAAAATAATAAAGTTGGATCAAATTCACCAGCTCCGACCTGAAGCGTATTAAGCTAGTTGCTACTTTATAAAATGGTGTATAAGTTAAATACTAACCTTCAGGGGATACCCTATGAGCTGGCAGCTAGAAATACCAATTATAGTTCGTAGTTTAATTAATGATCTTAGTGATAATCCAACATATAGTGACGAAAGAATCCAGCAACTAATAGTTGTAGCGGCTCAATACGTTACAAGAGAAGTTAATTTAAATAACGAATATAGTATTAATATTATCAATCCTGATATAATTCCTGATCCTACTCTTTTAGAAAATAAAGATGTAGATTTTATTAGTTTTATAGCATTAAAATCGTCTTGCTTTTTAGATCAAAGTAGTTTACGCACACGGGCCGCTACAGAGGGTATCAGAGCCGCTTTAGGACCAGCTAATATTAGTGTTGGTGGAAATAGCTCTTATCAATTTCTTTTAGTTAATGGTCCTTGTAAAATGTATGAGGATCTAAAACTTGATTATGAAATAGGTAATACTAGCTTACTACGGGGTATTCTTAGTCCGTTTGTTGGTAATAATTTTGATCCGAGTTATTTACGATATCCTGGTGATCACGCTAGAGACCTTTATAGCTAATAGGAAATTTTATGGTAGCAGCAATTTATAATTTTAATATTGAAAAAGGATCTGATTTTGAGATTAATTTTTTATATACTGATGAAAATAATAATCCTATTAATTTAACAGATAAATGTGTACAGTTTTCGCTTCTTTCTGGCGATGAAACTAGAGTGTGTAGATATTCTAGCTTGGCTCCAGCGATATACGAAGCTCATGGATGGAGCTTAAATGCTAATAATTTGGGACAAATTAATATAAAGCTAAGTGCTGAAATTACCAATACTTTTGATTTTGATTCTGCATCATATGATTTAGATATTAAGGATCAAACAACACTACTTAATAATATTAGGCTTTCTCAGGGTATTATTACTATCATTGATAGAAATACTCCTATTGATATTCAATGTAATCTTAATGTGGAACCGTGCGAAGTAATTACACAAACACCGACACCGACACCAACACAAGGTACATTAACACCAACGCCAACAACTACCGAAATCACAGATTTTTGCTTACCATATGATTGTGGACCATTAGATTTATTTTCGACAGTATATAATGGTAGCGGTTTAATTATCAACGACTTATCAACTGTTACAGGATCGGTAACCGTTACCAATACCGGACTAATATCTAATATTGAACTAGCAGTTAATAAACTTAGTCATTCAAATCCAACCGATTTGGTTATGCTATTAGCCCCACCCAGTGGAAACAAAATCTTACTTTCTGCTAATCAAAAAATACCAAATTTCAATAATAATTTTAGTTTTATGTTTAGTAATAAATCTGATAGTAATCAATATTTACATAATATTAGTAATGGTCAAACTTGTAGAATATATGATAAGACTTCATTAATAAATTATAATAGCGAGACCCTAAATAACTCTTTTGATCATTTATTTAATTATGCTGTTACCGGAGTATGGCAATTAATAGTTAAAGACACTGATCCATCCGGAAGTGGTAGCATTGATTCATGGAAGCTTATTATCACTTATAACAGCGACCTTTAACAATAGAAATTTATTATTATGACTATAGATAAGTCTATTAGTGCGAATAATATCAATAATGGTCGTAGTATAGTTAAAACTGGAACATCTTTTCAGACTTTGGATACCAGTAAAGATGTTGATCCTTCTATAAATACTATACAAAATTTATATTCTCTTAATTTTAACGATCCTAATTATTACTGGTTATGTTGTAATAATGGAAATCTAAGCCCATCCAATATCACTCCAACGCCATCGCCCACCAATACTCCAACAGTTACTCCAACAGTTACAACTACAAGTTCTCAAACGCCGACACCAACCGCTTCTGTCGGTCAAACACCAACAGCAACACCAACCAATACTGCGACACCAACAGTAACACCAACCAATACTGCGACGCTAACAGCAACACCGACCAATACCACTACGCCAACCACAACATCTACACAAACACAAACACCAACATTAACCACAACTCCAACCGTAACACAAACATCAACACCAACATTAACCACAACTCCAACCGTAACACAAACATCAACACCAACCAACACTTCTTCTGTTACGCCAACACCATCATATACTCAAACATCAACGCCCACAATAACATCAACAAATACTCCTACGCCAACAGCAACTCCTGCGTCTACTCTAACGCCAACCCCATCATTAACCTCAACAGCTACGCCAACAGCTACTACTACAGTTACTCCCTCTCCAACAGCAACACAATCGATTAGTCCTCTATTTATTGCAGCAACAGATAATTCCGTTAATGCAAGATCTAGCAATGGAGAAACATGGACAAATGGTAATTTTTCTAATAATAGAATCTGGAATGGACTATCATATGGACCATATGGTTATTTAGCTATAGCGTATAACAGTAGCAATTTTGATAAATCAACAAATGGGATATCGTGGTCAGATAATACCTATAGTATAGGTCATCCTAATAATTTATTTACAAAAACCATCTATGGTAATAATAAATATTTAGTATTTGCTAATAGTTCTACGGGCTTATATTCCACAGATTTAGTAACATGGAATTCTTTTATATTACCAAATGCTAATTGGGTTGCAGCAGCATATGGCAATAGTACTTATGTCGCTGTAGCCAGTAGTTCTTCTGTAATAGCCACATCGTCTGATGGTATTACATGGACTCAAAGAGCACTACCAGTATCCGGAGACTGGACAGATATTGTATATAGTAATAATAAGTTTGTACTAATAGGTTATAATACCGATACTGTTCTTTATAGTAGTGATGGAATCTCGTGGAGTTCATCTACTCTGCCATCAGCACAACTATGGCAATGTTTAGCATATGGGAATAATACCTATGTAACTCTTATCGATAATAGTTCTATAACAGCATACTCTAGTGACGGTATTTCATGGACACAAGGAACAGGACTTGGATTTAGATGGAGAGATATTACATATGGAAATAATACATTCGTTGCTGTCGGCATAGGATCAGTATCATTTACTTCGTCAAATGGAATTACTTGGACACAAAGATCTATAAGTAACAATAACTGGAAAAATATAGTTTTTAATTCTTAATAAAGGTAAAATTATGAATTTAATATACAGTATCGATAATTCAACTTTTGCTGTTAATATATTCGTATCCGGCAATAATGTTCCGGTAATATATCAACCAAACTGGCCAAATGGTGATCCTTGGAATAATTATAATGAAGCAGATAACTGGGCACAATTATGCATACTCTCTATAAATGATCCTGAAGCCCCTTATGCTCCTGCTGGCCCAGGACTTATTGGAGAACCTAAAACTATATGATAATTAATTCTACTTCTTATACCAATACAAAAAATGTCTCAGCATCTGTTCAAATATTAAATTTGATTAATATAAATTCTATTACCAATACTATAGCAATTAGAAAACAAGTTGTTTCTGGTTCTACACAAATTGCAGACACTAGCATTAGTCTTAAAAATTCTCCTATTTTATCTATCAGTATTAAACAATGAGCAATCCTTTTAGTGGTCTTATTTCGAGTGAATTAAAAAGTATCTTTAATAATGCTATTGATAGTTTATTAGAGAACAATGCTCTAAGCTTACCTTGTAAGATAATATATGATAATAGTATAAATAATACTTATTGTAATAATTGTATTTTTGATAATATATCTTTGTTATCTAGTAATATATATAATGGATCGGGACCGAATCCTTTTCCAGAGGGAGGAGTTTGTCCTGTTTGTTTAGGATTAGGACAAATTAAGAATAGTAGCTCTAGTGAAACAATTTATCTAGCTTTTATTTTTGATAGTAAATACTTTTTGAATACCAACAACAAGGTTATTAATATTCCCGATGGATCAGTTCAAAGTATATGCAACATTAATCTGCTTAATAAAGTTAAGAATGCTAGTGAAATTATCTTTGATAATAGTTTAACAAACTTGTCTCATTTTAAATATGAAAGAGCTGGAGATCCTGAACCAGCAGGATTCGGTGATAATAGGTATATTTTTACTTTATGGAAGAAAAAATGAAATTTTCATTGGATTTATTAGAAAATGATAGTGATATAATAAAACTTATCCTAGAAAATTTAAAAAATCAAATGGATAATGTTATGAATAAGGCTTTATCAAAAATTACTATTGAAATAAAAAATTTAGTAAAAGAAGCTCTAATATCAGAACCAGAATATTCTTCATTAAAAGCAGGGACTTTACGGGCTGAATTTGGAATACTAAATACCGGAGAAGTTGATGGTGTTGTAGACGCTATGGTTAATACATTAGAGATATTTAATAATCCTATTAAAGTATCAGGCAGGGGATTAAGTGGAGGTTTTACACTATCTATGATTCGTAGTTCCGATATTAATGGTATTATAGGTATGGATATTGCTATGACAAAAACCGAAAAAGGAGAATCTTTACCTTGGTTAGAATGGTTATTATTAAAAGGAAATGATAAAATCATACAAGATTATAGTATAACCTATATTAATAATAGCTATCGATCACGCACAGGATCTGCTATTATGGTAAGTAATCCTAATGGCTGGAGAGTACCTGTCAATTTTGCTGGAACAGAAGATAACAATTGGACAACAAGAGCAATAAATAAAATTAGTGATAAAATTTCAAAAGTTATTCAAACTAATATAGAGGATCTTTTATGACTACTTTTCATAACGTATCTTCTATTACAAATAAAAATCGCATATCATTATTAGAAGATAATGTTAAAAGTTTTCTAGATTGGTCATTTTTACATATTGGAGGATTTGTTAATGTTAATATTCCCACTAGTGGCGTAGGCGGTGGCTCATACCATATTTTAAAAAGTGCCGACGATCCTATCCTAAAAGATAAAGTATGGCAGTCTCCGCGCAAGGATTGGGTTTATGAGAGCGGTATAGTTTATGAGAGTGGTAGTCCAATTACTTTTTCGGGATTATATCTTAATAATACCTTTTTACCAGCCCCAACAGGTAGCGGAAATTATGGATATAATGTTAATTATCCTCTCGGTCAAATAGTATTTAATAATTCTGTTTCAGCCAAGAGTACGGTGACTGCTAATTATTCCTATAGATATATACAAGTATATAAAAGTAGCGATAATTTTTGGTGGAAAGAGGTTCAAAAAGAAACATATAATCCATCTACTTTTAACAAACAAGATTATAGCATAACCAGTGTTCATAGGGTTCAATTACCAGCAATTATTGTGGAACTAATACCAAGAACTACTCAAATTCCTCACCAATTAGGAACAGTTGATAATATTATTATACAAGATGTATTTTTACATATTTATACCGAAAATGCAAACCAAAGGAACACCATAATAGACATATTATTGCATCAAAAAGATAAAACAGTATATTTATACGATGTAAATGATGTTATTAAAAATAATAGATATTCTCTTAATAAATTTGGAAATATTAATCCTAGTGGGTATAATTATCCAAATATTGTTCAAAATTTTCCTAGTTATTGGTGTACTATTAAAGATAGTACCATTGGAGAATTAAATTCTTTGAGTAGTTCACTATACAACGGTATTGTACGATGGTCAATAGAAATTTTCCCGTAATTTGTTCAAAAAGGTGTACTAAAGTATAACACAATATCCCATATAATGGAGATCTTCAATGGCACGAAATAATAGAATTTTTTATGCAACACAAGCTATCGCTCTCAAACCACAAAATGACACAGGTAGTAATCAATACACAACATGGTACTATCCTCGCGGCGTACAAAGCGCTGGTATAACAACAAACTTTACTCTAGAACAAGTTTTTCAACTAGGTCAAATCGAATTGTATGAAAACGTTGAAGATGTACCAGAAGTAGAGGTTAGTCTTAATAAAGTTATTGATGGTACTCCTCCATTATATCTAATGTGCATGGGTGGATCCACAGGCATCACTGGCGCTGTTAAGAAAGAACTACCAGCAGTAGCAAATAATCGTGTTAATTTTAGATTAGGTATTTATCCCGATACTAATAGCGCAGCAACTGGAACTCCAAGCGTATTTGTTGATTGCTCTGGTATGTATCTTAGTAGTGTTAGTTTCACAATTCCTGTTGATGGTAATGCTACAGAAGATGTGACACTAGTCGGAAATAATAAATACTGGAATAGTGGTTCATTATATGCTGCTAATTCTAGTGCTGCTAGTGGTTTCTTTAGCAGTAATAGCGATGCTGGCACAATGACAGCTCCAGCTATTGGTCGTCGATACAAGTTTAACAGTTCGCTAAGTACAATTCCAACCGGTAATGGTGGTGGTATTCCGATTCCAGAAGGTCGCACAATGCCATTCTTACAGAGCGTTACTGTTAGCACAGATTTGGGTCGTGAAGCTATCAACGAACTTGGAGCTATGGCCCCATACTATCGTTATGTAACATTCCCAGTAGAGGTAACAAGCGAATTTGAAATTATTGCTTCTAGTGGTGACTATGTTGAAGCTAAAGATTTTGATGGTCAAGTTGGTTGTAATGTTGTTTACAAAAATCTACAGGACAAAACTGTTAAGGTTGTAGTCTGTGGTAGTGGCACAAGCGATCAACTTATTTTGGATCTTGGCAGTAAGAATAAACTTACTAGTGTTAACTATACTGGTGGTGAAGCTGGTGGAGATAATGCAACAATTACTTATAGTTATCAAACATTTAATAAGTTTGTTGTTGACGCTAGCGGTACTTTTGCCGAAGGTAAATGGGTCGATATTGTAAATGATGCTGAGATTACTGGTGACTGATAGTTTTTAATAATTGTTCGGAAAATGGATTATGGATGAGTTATTTAATATAATAGGTAAGTTGTATGTTGATATTTATAATACTCAAAAAGTATTAGAAATTATGAGACAACAACTTCAGGATAAGGACAACGAGTTACAAAAACTTAAAAAAGCTTTACCAGAAGGTCTAGATGAATGAGGATCTGGAATTATTATTCTATAGAATTTTTTGTGGATACTTAGTTTTTACTTATAATAACGAAAGATACACACTAAAATCTGCTACTATCGATATTAAATATGAGGCACAACTTCTTTATAACACTATTATTAATGATGAAAAATACAATGATTGGCTTAGAGAGGATAATCTAGATAATTTATTAATTTACTTAAATTTATGGACTAAAGATACAAATATGATTATTAAGGATTTAGACAAAAAGATAGAAAATAGTAAAGCAGATTATTATAGTAATTTTAAATTTACAGATAAAAAAAATACTATTAAAAAGAATTTAGACAATTATAAAAAACAACTTAGCACTATACTAGGTAAAAAGGATGAACTATATTCTAATACTTTGGAAGGGTATGCAAATAGTATAAAAAATGAATTTATTATTACGCATACTCTTTATAAAAATAATAGCTTAATTTTTAATAACCAAAATAATACTAATAACTACATGTTATTTAATAATGTTGTTAATGAGCTTAATAAGCATAGCATAGGATTATCCGATTTTAAAAAATTAGCTCGTAGCCATATATGGAGATCGTATTGGAATGTTAGTAAGAATTCTATATTTAGTCAGCAAGGAAATAATATTACAGATGATCAACGTACAATAATTGGTATTAGTCAAATGTATGATAGGGTTTATGAGCATCCAGAATGTCCAGCGGATGAAATTATTGAGGATGACGATGCTTTGGATGGATGGATGATAGTTCAAAAACGTAAAATAGAAAAAGATAAAAAGCAACAACAAGTAGATAATCTTAATCCTAAACTTAAAAATGCTCAAGAGGTTTTCTTATTTGCAAACAACAATGACGAAGCTCAAGAAATAGTTGGATTAAATAATATAGAAGGATTAAATAGAATGAAAAGTAAAATAGCGCATGTTAATAAATTTGGACTAACAGAAGAAAGTCAATTACCAGATGTTCAGGTTGATCTTAGAAGTCAACTTAATCAACAAATGAAAAATAGGAAATAATATATGAGCGAACAAGAATTACTAGATAATATATATAAAAGATTTCAAACAACAATGATTGGTGCGTTAGCACGATTCGAAGATAGCTTCGGACATATTTGGGAAAATGAACCAGATAATAATCCTGTTTGGGATACTTGGGAATATACTAGAAATAGTATATTAAATAATGGTAATAAACAAGCAAGATCCGCAATAGATGATATAAAAAAATTCTTATCACAAAATAAAGTAAATAATAAATATACCTATAAATTTAACCTTAGACAGGAGAAGGATGCATGAAGACCAAAACCTTTAAAGTAGAAGTTGACGGTGTCGAAAAAGAATATTTGGTTCGTAGCCCCACACTAGATAATCAAAGAGAAGCACAAAAGGTTTATAACCAAGCTTTTACCGATGCTATTAAAAGCAAAAGTGTGGTACGAGCCAAGCTTGATGATTTACTAGAGGATCAGGGCTTATGGAATGACGAAAAGCAAGCTAAGTTTACAGAACTTCAAAGAGAATTATTAGAAGGAGAAAAAAGATTAGCAAAAGGCGGTTTTAGTTTGAACGAGGCTAAGGATTTAGCTATTAAGATGAAAAGTATTCGTGATGAAATAAGAGATCTTATTAGTGTACGAACAAGTTTGGATAATCATAGCGCCGAAGGCCAAGCTGACAATAGTAGATTTAATTATTTAGTAAGTGTTTGTTTGGTGTATAATGATACTAAACAACCAGTATATAAAAATATGGAAGAGTACCTAAATAGTTCAACCGAAAAGGTTGCTATTATGGGTGCTCAAAATTTGGCTAATATGCTGTATGGATTAGATAATGATTATGAAAGTAATTTACCAGAAAATAAATTTTTAAAGAAATTTAAATTTATTGATGATAAACTAAGATTAGTAGATAAAAAGGGCAGATTAATAGATAGAGAAGGCAGGCTAATAGACGAGAGTGGCCGATTTATTGACGAAGAAGGTAACTTTGTTGATAAATTTGGTAATAAAGTAGACAAAGATGGAGAATACCTTGTTGATAGTCAACCCTTCCTAGATGAAAATGGAAATCCAATAGTATTAGATGAGGAACAACCCAAAAATGACAAAGTTGAACCATCAGTTAAAGCAGAAGAGGCTGTTGAACAAGAACAACCCCAACTTTCCGCCTCAACTGAACAAACAGTGTCAACAACTTAGTAAAATAGTGTATATAATATTGGGTTATATTATTCCCCGTTTAGATCATACTCTAAGCGGGGAATATTTTTATTATTCAGGAAATTAGCTTATGGCTCAAGCTTTTAACTTAACTGCTCAGTTAAATTTGAGGGGACCGTCTAATGTTAGACAAATAGTTTCTGATATTAAGAAACAGTTGGGAACTATTACTGGTGATGTTAATATAAAAATTGATCCAGCTGCTATTAATAATGCATCAAAACTAAATAAGTCTTTACAAGATTTAAATACTAATTTAGCAAATGTAGCGTCTAATGCAACAGCAGCTTCTAATGCTATTAGAAATTTTGGTCAAAGTGTATCTAATGTTGGAAATTCCTCAACAAAACTATCCAATAATCTTAGTAAAGCAGCAAAAGGAGCAGATAATTTAGGAGTTTCAGCGTCAAAAAGCGCCAAAAGCGTCGGCGTTGCTCGTACAGAAATGGAAGAGTTTGGTCGTCAAAGCGCTCTTGCTGTTCGTCGTTTTGCGGCATTTAGTGCTGTTACTGGAGTATTTTTTAGTCTCAACAGAGCTATTAATAGCGGTTTAAAAAGTTTTATCGAATTTGATAGAGAGCTGGTAAGATTACAACAAGTTACTGGTAAAAGCGCCGAAGGATTAAAAGGATTGCAGGATGAAATAAGTAGATTATCTATTGGATTAGGTGTTAGTTCTGATAGTTTAATTAAGGTTTCTAGTACTTTAGCACAAGCTGGTTTGAGCGCTACTGAGACACGATCAGCATTAGAGGCGCTGGCTCGTAGTAGTTTAGCTCCTAGTTTTGATGATATAAATCAAACCGTAGAAGGATCTATTGCATTAATGAGACAGTTTGGTATAAGCGCTAAAGAACTAGAAAAAGCTCTCGGGTCTGTTAATGCTGTGGCTGCTGCTTTTGCTGTGGAAAGTAGCGATATTATTGCTGCTATACAGCGTACCGGTGGTGTGTTTGCAAATGCCAGCAAAGGAGTTAGCGAAGGCACAGACGCTTTAAATGAATTTATTGCTGTATTTACTAGTGTTCGTGCTACAACTCGTGAAAGTGCCGAAACTATTGCTACTGGATTAAGAACTATTTTTACTCGTATTCAAAGACAAGGAACAATCGAAGCACTAAGAGAATATGGAGTAAGCTTAACAGATGTTGAGGGTAAATTTGTTGGAGCATATAAAGCTGTACAATTATTAAGTGAAGGACTCAACAGAATTGATCCAAGAGATATAAGATTTAGTCAAATTGTTGAAGAGCTTGGTGGATTTCGACAGATCGGAAAGGTTATTCCTTTGATTCAACAGTTCGCCACTGCTCAAGAAGCACTTAAAGTAGCACAAGCTGGTCAAGGAAGTTTAGCAGCAGATGCTGCTAAAGCACAATTAAGTTTGGCTAATCAAATTGTAAAAGTAAGAGAAGAATTTTTAACATTAATTCGTAGCTTAGGACAGAGTGATACATTTCAAACATTAGCAAAAGGCGCTCTTGGTTTAGTTAGTGGATTAATTAAAATTAGTGGTGCTCTTAAAGGAGTTTTACCGGTTTTAGCAATCTTAGGAGCTGGTGCCGGTATAAGAAGTGCTACTCAATTTACTGGTGGTTTTATAGGAGGATTAAAGAAAGTACCAAAAGGACAAGAGGGAGAAGAACAACCCGGAATAGCAAGATCTATAGGCAGTAATTTGGGTAGTAGTTTAGTTGGAGCTAAAACAGAACAAGTTAGTAGAGATTTGGATCAAAATAGCGCCGCTCTAGATAAGCTTTCTGGTAAAATAGATTCTTTGGTATCTTCAATGTCTTCTATTAATGCCTTAACACCAGCTATAACTGCATTGAATACCAACTTAGTATCTATTAATAGCACCTTAGCATCATATAATTCTGCGTTATTAAATAATACTAATGCTTTATCTAGTAATAGTAGTTCTCTAGAAAATGTTTATGCTGCTTTAGTTAATTTAGATGCTACTTTAGATAGAAAAGATTTCGGAGGCGGCGGACCAACTACTGCTAGTGGTGGTGGTCGTATTTTGGGTTTTTCTAAAGGAGGCAGTGTTCCCGGTAGTGGAAAAGGAGACAAAGTTCCAGCATTGTTAGAACCTGGTGAAGTGGTAATGAGTAATAGAGCTGTTAATAAGTATGGAAGAGGCAATTTGGTAAGGATGAATAAATATGTTGCTGGAGGATATATAAAGAAGCAACTACCTGGAGCAGAAGAACAGCTATCAAAACAACAAATTTCATATAAAAATATTGATGATTTGAAAATTAACGATAGTGGCAAGGGAGCTATAAGAGGATACATGTTCGAGAATTATGTTGGACAAAATTATGGTATCGAAGCGCCGGATCAGAAATTTCCTGATATCCCTAAGTTGTCTGGTAGATTAAAGAAACAATTTGGGCTTACAAAGAAAGAAACTGGTAAAGATATTACGGCCGCGGAATTAAAGTATAGATCTGGACTAGAACCAAATTTTGATGAAACATACACCCCAGACAATACAGCCGTTGTTTATGCTATAGAACGAAATCTCGGTGGAAAAATTCAAAAATTTGTCGTTGGCGGAACAGTAGAGGGCATAGCTGCTAAAGAAAAAAAATCTATTGAAACTGTAATTTTAGAACAATTATCCAGTTTTGGAAATGCTAGCGGAGTTAAAAAAATACTAGGATTAGGATCCGGAGAAAGAGAGATCGGAGCTATACTAAATGCTGGTAATATTAAAGCTGGTAAAAATATAGCACAAGCTATTAAATTTATAAATAGGGCGTTAGCTAAGACAGGAAAACAAGATGCTGCTAGAGAAGCAAAAGAAGCAGCCATGAGAAAAGTTGCAATTGCCGGATTATTTCCATTAGATTATAACAAAGATTTTTCGGACTGGAAGTTGGAGGATGGTAGAGAAATTTATGGTTATGTTAGAGGATTTCAATCTAGCTTTTTACCACAAATAGAAGCTATGCAAGAGGCTAATAGAGCTACTCGTCAAAAATTTGCCGAAGATATTCAGGATACAGCAGCATTAGGCGGATTAGGTAATAGAAATATTCGAGGACCAATTCAACCATTAGCAATAGATTTTGATGAAACACTAGCTCTTGGAACAAAAATGCTAGATAAAAATGGTAAAGAAGATTTACCAGCCTACTCGGATAGAAAAAAAGTTATGGAGAGTCTGGCCCAAGCTAGACCAACCTCACTAGCTAAAAGATTGGCCAGTATAGAACAAAAAAATCCTGGATACGTTAGGATGTTTAGTCGTATCTTAACGGCTCGTCCTCAAAGCACAGCGGATATTATAGCCTCAACTCTTAATAGATTTGGATTACCATATTTAGAACAAGATGTTACTGGAGTTAGTCAAGGATTAGGAACAAATATAGCAAAAGCTAAAGCTGCTAATGTTGCAAGAGCTGAAAAATTAATCGATGATAGTGAAGAAAATATTAGAGCAACAATGGCTGCTGGTAAAAGTACTTTTCGTTATGGTGAAGTTCCAGAACTTAAAGGACCAGCAGAAGAAAAATTTGGACAATCTAATATTGAAGGAGGTATGTTAGAAGCGGCACTATCGCAATTATTGGGTTATAATATAAATGTTGATGCTTTACAAAGAAATAGAGCAATAGATTTTCCACAGGGACTAGGCAGAGGAGCTCAACTTTTTGGATTACCTCCGAATATTGAAACAGAAGTAAAAAGAACTTTGGACGGAGATAGTTTTTCAAAAGCCAGAGAAGAATTTAGTAGATACTTTACAGAAAATCCACAAGCCTTTGCTAAAGGAGGAACAGCGACCTTTGGTTCTGGAACATTCAAATTCCCTAAAAGAATAAGTAATGCTTATGTTCGGGAAATGGAAAAATTATTAGAACAAGAACAAATGGAGAAGGTTTTTTCAACGTATCCTGGTAATGAAAGAATGATTGTAGACGAAGAGGCTGTACAAAAAGGATACGAATCTCCTTTTAGTAGAGAACTATTCATAAATTCGTTTAAGGATAAAATAAGTAGAAATACAGTTTTTGAAAGAATGGGACAATTTGCACGAGTCATAGGATTACCACAGACAGACTTTTTGTCTGCTATACCAACTCAGTTAGATTTTGGTGTTAATTATCCTGCTACAGCATTATTTAACAAGGATCCTTCTGGTCCAGGAACCAGAGGATTACAAGGAGTAGATTTAACACCATATGGTTATACTGAACAAGATAAACAAGATTTATTTGGATATACTAAACTAATAGAAGAAAAAAAGAAACAAATATTAAAAACAATCAAAACTTCTGTTACAACATATGAAGATGGTAGTTTTGGTTATGATGTAGCTCTAGCAGAAAAACTAAGAGTAGAATTAAACGATCTACAAAAACAACAAAGATCTCTTATTGATAAAAATAATGCAGCCATTAAAGCTGCAAAAGAATCTAGATTACAATCTGCAAAACAGAGTGGTCGTGGTAGCGTTGGCATAGCGACTAATCCTTTTAATACAAGGCAACGTCAAGATTATAGTATTTTATATCATGAATTAACTCATCAACTTTTTAATAGTCTTAGAACTAAAAATGCTCAATCATTTGAAGCATACAAGGCAAAAGTTGCTAGTTTATTTAGTGGAAATAATGATGATGTGGCCGATGCTTTTGATGCTCTGGTTGGAAATACTGGATATAATAGTGCTGATGTTGCTTATGGAAGAAGTTATAAACTTAGTGGACTAAGTAGCTTGATGATGGGATCAGCCAAAGAGTCATTTGCAAAATATGTTAATAGTGATCCAGAATATATTCCAGAATTAAGAAAAACTTGGGCAGCAACTAACTCCACCACAAATGCCAAAGCCTTTAAGCCGCTTAATCCTAGAGTTAATGATGTTTTATTAAGAGGTAAAATAAGTCAAGATGTTATAGATAAATATGAAGATAATGGCAAAGAAGAATTTTTAACAACACTAGTACAAAAATTACCATTATTAGATGAAAATTTAAGGGGAATTTTGGATAGTACTCTGGATGACCTATTGGGAGGTGCTGGAATAAGTAGACAAAAGTTTGCTCTGGGAGGATTAGCAGATTCTACAGAAGCTATGTCGGGATTAATGCAAGGATTATACGGAAATAGAAGCCAACAAACAAATAAAAAAGAAAAAGATTTTGGAAAAATAAGCGTTACAGAAGATGGAAATATGCTTAGTGTTGGATATCTTAAAAATGAGAGTAGATCAGGATATGTACAAGCAATGAAATATAAAGATAATCTATGGTATGTTGGATTATCAAAAGCTACTAAAGGATATGGACCAAGATTGTATGATGTGGCTATGGAAGCTGTTAGTGAAAAAGGAGATATGCTAACTTCTGACAGAAGTATGGTAAGTGCGGATGCTCAAAAGGTCTGGGCTTATTACTTTAAAAACAGAGGAGATGTTAAAAAAACACCATTAGAACCAGAAAATTGGACTAAAAACCAAGCACTAATAGATCCTAAGCTTTATGGAAGAAGAGAAACATGGCCTCCAGCAACCGATCCGGCTTGGATACTACAGAGCGGTTATAGCAAGAGTCCCACCTTGCTTAATGATCCAGAACAAGTAAAAAGAAATAATAATAAAGCACAAAAACCTGTTGATTCTAGAAGCATGGCCCTATCATATTTTCAAAGAGCCGATGGTGGACCCATAGACCGTTTTGCTGATGGTGGTTCTGTTCCGGCCTTAGTAAGTAACGGCGAGGCTTATGTGCCTCCTAAACTTGCTAAACGAATTGGTTATGGAACACTAAGCCGTATGAATCAAGCTGATAAAAATGGTATGGGGCGATTTAGTGATGGTGGAATTAGCATATTTAATGGTCCGGGAAGTGGTACTAGTGATAGCATACCAACAAATCTACCAGTAGGAAGTTTTATAATAAGAGAAAAAGCAACGAAGGCTCTGGGACTAAATAAAGGAGGAGGTATTGGAATTAGAAAATTTAAAGATGGTGGAGAATTAAGTAAAGAAGCACAAAAAGCTATTGAAAAAATAGAAGCTGAATTAGTTGGTATATATAGAACAGCGGCTACTAAATTAGGTTTTCAGGGAGGTTTGGGAGGAGAAGGTCCAAAAGATGTTGGTGGCGGAAGACAATTATATGAACGTCAACGAAAAGTTTACTATGCGGCTAATCCCGCACAAAGTTCTGAAGAATTATTAAAAAGATATTCTACAGAAGGTCCGGTTGGTAGCGTCGCTAAAGAATTAATCAGCAAAGCATCACCAGAGGAGATTGGTAGAATAGAAAGAGAAGAAATAGCAGCATACGGAGGAGATTATAAGACAAAAGGAGGAGCCATAGATGCTAGACTAACTGGGCGAAGTAGTGGTAGTCCAGAAGAGTTGGCCAAACGTTATGAAGAAAAATTAGCTGTAGCAGCATCTGAACTAGAACAAATTAGAAAACTAGAAGCTCAACTAATAGAGATTCGTAAAACTGGCGCTGTTCAAGCTATTGAGTCAGAAAAATCATTAAGCAGTAGTAGAGCGCAATCTGCGCCCGGCTCTTCATCAGCGGCTCCAACTCAGTTTGTTCCACCATCGGTTCCACCAAGTTCAGTTTCGGCGGCTCCACCACCTGTTCCAACAAGACCAATTCCGCCACCGGTTCCTCCAAGGCCAGTTTCGGCGGTTTCACCGCCTGTTCCAACAAGACCAATTCCGCCACCGGTTCCTCCAAGGCCAGCTCCGCCACCGGTTCCTCCAAGGCCAGTTTCGGCGGGTTCTTTTAGTGGAACACAAGACGATACAGATCTAGTTGCCTCAAGAGCAAAAGCAAAAGGTATTAGTTTTGATCAAGAAGTAGCTCAAATGAGAAAAGCTCTAATTGATAGTGCTAAAGAACTTATGAATCCGGCAGAAAAACAAAATACTCTTAGAATTTTAGCATTAGAAAATAAAACCAGATTAGAAACTATTAATCAAAGAAAAAAAGCAGATCTAGACGCTATTAAATCAGAATACCAATCACAAAAAGCCAAAATATTGAACGATGCTTCTTTGTCTAAAACAGAAAAACAGACTAAACTAAAAGAATTAAGTGATTCATCTAAAAAGAAAGGCACAGACGTTAAAGATAAAGCAAATACAGAAGTACAATCTATACAGGACTCACTAATTGCACAAATAAAAGAAATAAATCCAGCGTTAGCATCAAAAGAATTAGCTAGTATTGCTACAGAAATTACTAGTGGATTTAGTAAAGGCTTAAATTTAAATGATATCATTAGTAGTTCTACAAAACTACAACAAGTATTCCATGGTACAATGACTAGTGCAGAAGCTCAAAAAATAGCATCAGAAAAATTAGCTGAACAACTTGGAATAACAACAGCAGCTGCGGAATCATTAGCTAGTGCAGGTCTTATAGAAGCTAGTAAAGGCTACGACGATAATATAAAATCTCTAAATAAAATGTCTTCTTATATGACCAAGGGGGCAGTAGGAGTGACAGCATTTACTTCCGCTCTATCTAGTGCTATAAAAATGTTTGGTGGAGAAAATGATAGAGGGTCTGTTGTTGCCGCCGCTGGCATAGAGAGCTTCGGTTCAACTTTTGGTACTGGTCTTGCTGCGCTCTCTCAATTACCTGGCACTGTTGACTCTACTATAAAAAGTCTAAGCTCTATGGGTGGAAGTGTTGGTAATTTAGCAAGTAGTATTGGTCCACAAATAATAAAATTTATGAGTAATCCTTTTGTTGCTGCTGGAGCAGTTATAGGAGTGGCAGCTATTGGAATAGCAGCAGCATTAAAAGACGCTCATAATGCGGCTAGAGAATTTGATAAAGCATTAGCAGCAAAAAATGTTGAAAACGCTATGGAAAAAGTAAGTAATGCATTCGAAGATTTTAGTAAAGACATAACAAGATTAGATTTATTAGATAATATTCGACAAGAATTAAGCATTGCCGGCACGAATGTTGCCGAAGGTATACGTATAGATGCTGAAGTTCCTAAAGCTATGTGGGTTAATCTTTTTGATGCTTTGGGAGGAGGAAGCGAGGCTGCTCAAAGGAGTATGATATTAGAAAAACAAGGAATTGGAGCATATATAGCATCTACTGATACCTTTGGTGGCGGAGAAAAAACTAGAAACTTCTATATGCAAAAAATGGCTCCCGATATGGCCAAAGAGCAATCTGCTGCTTACAAACCAGTTGCTGATGCTACCCTCAGACTGTTTGAAGAGAAATTAAGAACAGGAACTAGTATGCAAGACGTTATGGGAGAATTAAAAGATGCAACCGGTGCTCCCACACAGCTTGCTAAAAATATAGCTCAAAGTAATCCAGTTATTCAAGAACAAATATTAAGAATACGAGCAAGTAATAATCTCAGCGATCAGCAAAAAGCCGCTATGGAACGTAATGTTATAGCTCAAGAGGCAGAGTATAGGGCTCGTATCAACTTAGAAGCTTCTTTACGATCCATGGAAATTGATAAACTTAATAGAGAGATGAAAAAATTTATTGTTAGTTTAGAACGTATGTTTAATAATATGGATCAGTCGATTGAAAAAACATCTTTTGAACTAGATAATATGGGCAGATCAGCAGAATTATCAGCAGCAGCATTAAGCGGTAATGCAAAATCTGGTGAGATAGCTATTAAAAGTTTAAATGTGTTAAGAAACCTAGACGCTTATAGTCCAAGAGAAGGAAAAGAAGCAGTGAGTCAAGCTGCTGGATTTTTTGGATCGCAATCTGATATTGTTAGCCCTCTTCTTGGCTTAGGTAACAAACTAGAAAAGACAGTACTATCTACTGTAAATAGAGAAATAGAAAAGAATCCAGAAGCTACTAATGAAAGAATAGCTGCTGGTATTCGCTCATCATTAGATAAAAATTTAAGAGACTTAGGTTTACCAAGCAATCTTACTGATAAACTTAGTAATCAAGTCAATAAAGCTTTTGCTGAAATTAGTAAAAGCGGAACAGACGCTAAAGATGTAAGTTTTGACGAGATTGTTGAACAAGTACCAGCATTTGCAGACGCTATAGGATCTGCTAGAAGAGCAGAAGAAACAGCCATAAAAGCACTAGAATTTTATCAAAAAAATCTAAATGATTATTCTAATGCTATGAATCAAATGGTTGATTATCAAATAGAGGCTAATTCACGATTTAGAAGAGCCAGTGATATTCAAACGCAAGGATTACTAAAACTTAATGAAGCTTTTGGGAAATCAACTTCATTATTTCAACAACAACAAATAGCTAATGAACAAACACGCTCATTAACAGGAGGACCAACAAATCCTGCTGCTATTGGTCAAAATATTCTTAATCTAGAAAATACTAGATCACAAATACAAGGAATGAGCGATACTGCTGCTAATAGAGGACCAGCTGGTCGTGATGAGTTTATGTTAATGCAAAATAGATTGCGTAACGTTAATGTTAGTCTAAGAGAAAATTATGAAGCATTAAAACAGATGGCGGATAGCACAGAAATGGCCGAGGCCGCTATGAATAAAATTCAAGAAGTTCAAGCTAAAAGACAAGCTGGCATGAACTTGCTTGAAAAAGTTGTTACCTCCGATCCAGGAGAAGTTGCTAAATTAAATAATTCTATAGCTCGATTAAGTAATAATATGGCTGGTAGAACTAATTTAAGCACATCAGAACAAAGAGGCGAAGATCTTCAAACATTTAATATGATAGCTCCATTACTAGGAGAAGGACAAAAACAAAATGAATTAAGAGCAAATGTACTAGAAAGCATGTTAAAAGAAAGCGGACAAGGCGTAAATCCGTTATTTGCTCAAGTATTAGATAGTTTAAGAAACCCAGAAGAAGATCCAGAAATGCAGGAAGCAATAGCCTACTATAAAAGTAGTCTTGCTCAACAATCTCAAGCTAATATGATGCTTGGACAAATTCAACAACTTATGGCACAAAATACTGCTGAAATAGCAGCAGAAAAATTAGCCCATTCTATCCAAGGTGTTAAGCTTAATTTTGAAAACCAAGTATTAGATGAAATGCGAAATGGTATATGGAAATTAGTAGAACTTGCAAATAATGGTAAACCAGCACCCGGTATGAGACTTGGCGGCGTGGTTTATGCCAGCGAAGGCCAACAAATTAATTTTCAATCCAAAGGAACAGATACTGTTCCTGCTATGTTAACTCCTGGAGAGTTTGTTGTTAATAAGAGCGCTACAAAAAATAATTTATCTTTACTAAAAACTATTAATAGTGGAAATTATAATAAAGGAGGTAGGGTAAGTTACTATGCTGATGGTGGACTTGTTGTTGATAAAAAATGGAAAGCTAGAGGTATGGATTTTCTAGGAGCTGATTATGCATCAAGAAATCAACAAGACTTAATAACAAGTGGAACATATCCAGCATTAGATAAGAATATTTCAGATTATGTTAAACCTAATACTGGTATTGGATCAGCAATAACTAGCAACCCAATCTATGAATTTCCCAATTCATATTATGCAATTTCAGAAAAATCTGGACCATTGGGAGAATTTGCCGGAGTTCGAGGAGGTAGTAACAATAAACCAGGTCTTGAGCTTGGTACTTTAAACGCCAGAAGAGGCATCGGATATGATGGTGTAAGTATACAAATGGCAGATATTGGTGTCACAGACGCTGTATTTGGTTCGAATCTTTCTTTTCCTAAAATTATTCCATCTACCACTCAAAATGCCGGTATTTCAGTTAAAAGTGTAGGTAGACTTCCAGATTCATCATACTTAAGTAATACTGTTTTAGATGGAGATAAAATTTCTTTATTGCCTATAAGACAGCTCGATTTTGATACTGTTAAAAAGAATTATCAAAATATTTTACAAACCTATAATGATAAATATAAATTTAAGAATATAAAAGAAATACTAAATAACATTCAAAAATCGAAAGCTCCTAATTTTCAGTCTTCTGTTAAAGTAAGATCAGTAGGGAATGATTATATATTAGAGGGATTATCATATGAAGATACTACAAATCCAGGATTATTAACAAAAGATCCTTCTATTTTAGGAGCCGCTGGAGGATCTGGTTTAGGAAATATACTTAGTTTTAGACAATCTGCATTAAGTGGTATGACACAAGTTGTAGCCGGTATAGATAATTTTAGAAGCATAGGTAGTTTTCGTGGTGGCGGAGCTGGAGGATTAAAGCAATATGCCCAAACAGCATCTGATTGGCATATTCCATACAATGACGTAGAGTCTCAGTTATCATATTTAAATACGGATATTGTTAAGAATGATACAATTTATAATGCTATCGAAAATGCTATAGATAATATGAAAAAAGAAAAAGATTTTGTTGAGTCACAATCATCATTAAATATTAAAAAATATTTAGCTGATTTAGAAGCTTTATATAATAGAAATACTTTTAGGGCTAGTTTTAATCTCGGTCAACCATTCGATAAAGGAGGAATAGAATTTCCAATAACATTATATAATATACCAAAAGATCAATGGAAAAATATTTTACAACAAAATGATATTATAAAAAATGGTGCATATAAGAATATTGATGATGCTAATAAATTTGCTCTATCTGAAAATGATTTTATAGAAATTAGTCAGAAAGATAGGATCACAGGTGCCGCTAAAAATCCAAGAAAATTACCATGGATTTCTAATGCATTCAATACTATACAAGGGGCTAGAGAAGAAATTTTTAGTGGTTCTCAGACAGCTTTTGGTATTGGAGGTAAAGATGGACTTGTTAAATTGATTACCACAACCCCATCAGTATATGATACTGCTCCATTTAATTTCACATATGATCAAATCAATGGCAAACTATATGATACGATTAGTAAGGCTTTTGTTGGAGATCCTTTAAATTATATTATAGTTAAACCACAAGATCCAAAATCTAAATTTCCATTAGCAGAATTATTATCAACTAATAATAAATCTTTATATGCTGATTCTATAGATGTTTTATTAGGAAATTTAAAGAATAATACTCCAATATATGACGTATTAACAGGTCAAGAGACTGCTCCTCCAGGAGAACCATTTAAATATAATCTTAATGGTGAAAATATAGGTTTGATTGATTCTAGTTTATTTACTGATATACCAGATACATATAAAATGAGCTTACAGGATTCAGAAAAAGCTAGCGTAATAACATCTACTAATGGTAGAAAGAATATAATTCCTGTCGAAAACTTTTTTGCAGAAAATTACAAAAAGAAGCGAGAAGAAGATATAAAGAATGCTAGGACATTAATCGCTAAAACTAAAGCAGCAACAGTACAAAGAGAAAAAGTAACTAGCGATGAAGCTAAGTTTAGTGAACCAATCAGATTATCAATAGCCCGTGCTATTCAACCAGTATTATCACAAAATTTAGCTGATGGAACAGGAATAAAAATATCAGCTACCCCACCAGATAAAATTAGTCAAGTTGGTATGATAGCCGGAAAATTAGCACAAGAAGCTACCAACATTAACGACGTAACATCTCCTAGAAGAGCTATTATAGATGCATGGAGATCATTATATGTAGACTTATATAAGCCAGCTAATCCTGCACAAAGTGCTGAATATTTGAAAAACTTAGGTATCCCAGTAGATAGAAAATTATATGGGGATCCAGTAACAGTTAATCAAGGAGGTCTTGATAAAACATTATATTTTCGTAAAACGCCACCAATAACCCAAGAAACAGTACTTACTGCTATAAATAGAGAAATTGCCTTAATACGATCTAAAGCTTTTGCTGGAGGAGATGTGGATATTGGAGTATCTGATCAAATTACTGATCTAGCAGAAGGCGCGATACTACACGATGTTGATCCTAAGACTGGCCTAAAGAGCGGAACAAATCCAAAAGGAAAACAACCAGAATATGCTGGAGCCACAACATGGCAAGATGTTCATAAAATGGCATTAACGCCTGAAAATCTATTTTCTGGACCCAAGACTAGATTAAATATAATTGATATACTAAAAGAATATTATACAAAAGCTACCGATAAAAAAGGAAGAAAATTATATGATACTAGCTTCATAGACGCTTTGAATCAACTAAGAGAGTGGTATAATGTTCAAGATTCTCTATTATATAAAGGATTATCTGTAGATAAAATTGAAAATAATATAAAATCTTTAAGAACCGATGCGGTACGAGCCACAGATATAGATAATCTACAGAAAAAAGCAACAGAAGCACACTTATTATTAACTGGTAATATTTATGGCGCTTTGCCAACATCGTCGAGACTGATTACATTATTAGAAGCTAGAATCAAAGAAAAAGAAGAAGAGATTAAAGAAGAAGCAAAACAAGCAGGATTACCAGAAGGAATTTCTATGAAACTTGCTAAGGGAGGTCCTGTTCCATTATATGCTAGCGGTGGCTCCTTTGTTAATTTTGCTCCAAAAGGCACAGATACTGTTCCGGCTATGTTAACGCCTGGCGAATTTGTTATTAATAGACAATCAACTCAAAAATATAAACCAGTATTAGAAGCAATAAATAGCGGAAATTATGCTAGAGGTGGAATAGTTAACTATCTAAATAAAGGTGGGTACATACCACAATATAAATTCTTAGGTGGTATGATGGGAAATGCTCAATCATTCGATTTTACAAAATATCTTAATGGTCTAGTCGGATCCATAACAAGTAGTATCACAGAAGCATTCGACAAAGCATTGTCCAATCTAAAACAACCAAACAATGCTGCTGGTGGTGTATCTAATACTAGCGGCGATATTGCTAGTATTGATAACTTTGTTAATAGATTAAATAATATTGCTAATATACTTAGTAATATTTATATTCCTCCACAAATTACTATTACCGGAAAACATGATGTTGTTGTAACCATCAACGGAGACACGGTTTTGAATCAATTACGACCAGATATAGCAGGAATTGTGGTATCAGCAATTAAGGGGGCGTTTAGAGACCTAAAAGCCAAAAATCCAGAAAATAATACTATTAATTTTAATATAGATATTGATCCTAGATCATTAACATAATATGAATAAAACTACTAAAATATTTAATAATATAGGTTTTTATTGCTCAATTAATAATGATTATTTTGTACCTAATAAATCTATTAATGGATATCAAACATTAGATAATAGTAGCATTGGATACTATATTCCTTATCTTGTTAGAAACATTAAGGATAACTATAAATGGGAAATAGGGGTTGGAGAAGTACAATTATTAGATGGAAATATAGTTATTAAAAGAATAGAAATATCTAATTCATCTAAAAACAATAATAAAGAAGCATTCTCTGGTTCCAATAATGAGTTTTATCTATTTGTAAATAGTTCTAATTTTAATACTAATTTTCATAATGTTGTTCTAAAAAATAATCATTTTAGTATAGACTCTGTTACTAGTATTTATATAGTAGATAATACTATTCAAAATATAGACTGCTCTTTGCCGGATCCGAAAACATGTAGAAATTTAGTTGTGGATATTAAACCCTTATCGGATGGTCATTCCGTTATTATTAGAGACCATAATGGCTCAATATTCTCATCTGTTCAAAACCCAATCAGGCTGGTTTGCGATGGACAAACTTGGTATAGTTTAAACCAGAACGACAAATATTCTTCAGCACTATCATACGAGGATAATTTTTCTGCTCAAGCCAATCCAGGAGGAGATATTTATTCTTTTCAATATAATGATGGCTCAAATGGATTACTAGGATCACGACTATACTGGAGTTCCGGAAACACCAATAAGCTATTGCTAGGATCAAGTTCCGAATCATTAGCTCATTCAATTATCCCAACATCTGGTAATGCTAATACAATATTTAATCAAGATCTAAAAAGTAGCGATTTTATAATTTATGGTAGTGGTCAAAACTATCGTAATCTATTCTTTAGTTATGATGGTAGAGTAGGAATTAATATTCCATCAGGATCAAGACCACAAACTATTTTTCATGTTGTTAATTATAGTTGTAGTGAGATACTAAGATTAGAAAATAGGACCACATGCCAACCTGCAAAACTCACAGTATATCATAAACCATCAGGTTTGAATAATGGAGATGTTTGCTCAATAGTTAATTTAGCTGGTAAAGACTCTAATAATAATCAAAAAGACTATGCTCAATTATATAGTATAGCATCTAACACTACAGATGGTTATGGCGGATTAGTTCTTAGCGTTAGTTCTGGTAATAATCAACAAAGTTTAATATCAGGATCATTAAACAATATTAATATAGGATATAATAATCAACAAAGAATAAATCTAAATAGTAATGGCTCGGTAACTATCTCTGGATCATCATTTAATGCTTCAACATTGAACTCATTATCCATTGGTACACAAAATAATACATCTCTTACATTTACAAATGCCAACCGTAACATTACTGCGAGTTTTAATACATTATCACTTGGCTCTGGCTCAATATCTTCACAAGGCTCATTAGCTATTACAAATCTTTATCCTACTAATTTATTTTTAGATAATTTAGCAACAGGCAGCTTACTTAGTGTTTCAACAAGTGGTCGTATATTAGCCGCAAGTGGAATATCTGTTAGTGGAAATAGTATTAATATTAGTAATGTTGGCTCTAATAAAATTCTTACCACATCATCTAATGGATATATTCAAGGCCTATACGATATTAATGATTATTTTCTTACCGAACAAGATATTATTTGGACAAAGTTTAATGCCAGAACAGGCAGCATATGTTTAAAACAAATTATATTTGATGCTGATGTTCCAGTTGATGAATTCGCTGTTGGAGATCAAGTAGAAATAGTAACAGGAACAGCGACAGTTTATAGAATAGTTACAGATATAGTATTTGACGATGGTTTTATAATAGAATTATTATTAGATCAAAATGTTACAACAACAACGATTAACGCCGTATCTGTAGTATCCATCACTCGCGCTGGTTACTTAACAATGCAAAAGAGTGTTGTTGGAGTAATCCCTGATTCAAGCTCTAATGTTTTGAGTATAAGACCATTAGTTGACACAGAATTTAATACTGGTAGAAAAGATATTAATTTTGCTATCTATGGTAATGATCCTAGCCCAGCGCTTAAAGTCTACGCCAATATAGGTTCTGTAGAAAGATTTTCCGGTATCTATACACCCTATGCTACTAATGCTAACGATATTGCTGCTATTCTTATAAATACAGGTGGCAGTGGAATAAACAGTTCATTCAGCACTGCTAATTTTAACTATAATGCTACTGATAATTTATTTAGTGGTATAGTTTCTTCTGTTGGCACTAATGGAGTAGATAGTTATTACGGTACTTATGATCAAAATGGAAACGTCGCAGAATGGATAGATCCGGCAGTAAAAGAATATACCGCTAGTAGCCAGATGGCCGCTGGTGGCTCTTTTGAAACAATCTCAGCAATTGGAAACGATCCATCAGTATATCTAAAAAGTATAGAATATGCAACAGCTAATAGTGGACATGATCATATCGGATTTAGAGTCGCAAGCACCGAAGGACAAACAGATAATAATATTATAAGTTCCATATTAGGTCTTCAATTTGTTATTGTAACAGATGGAGACAATATACCTGATACCGGAAATCTTTATCTTAGAAATGGAAATTCATATTCGTTAGTACCTATTGATAATTTGGGTAAAGTTAATAAAAATTATAGAATAGGTAAATATGAAGTCACAAATGCTCAATATAATATTTTTCTAAATGCTGTTGCCACCGGCAATGATCCATTTAGTAGCGGTCTGTATATTTCTGATATGACAAACCAACCAGAAGGTGGTATCATATTCAGCACCAATGGTATTAATAATTCATATTCTATTAAATCAAATATGGGTAATAAGCCAGTAACTTTTGTTAGTTATATTAATTCATTAAAATATATGAACTGGCTTCATAATGGCGCTCCGACAGGACTAACATCATCTCAATCTACTGCTGAGATACTGAATGACGGAGCATATACCATATTGCCAGTAGGTAGTAATAGTTATAGAATACTGACTAATAATACTAGAAAATACTTTTTACCAGATATTCATCAATGGCATAAAGCAGCATATTTTCAAAATTTTAATAATGTTGTTACTACAGGATATCCAGTCGTTACTGTTAATACAGATGAGCCGTATCTAATTGCAAGCGAAGATGTCGGAACAAATTCTTTGACACCAAGAACTTTATATGGAGATGTGACGATCAGTGGATGGTTGGTTGTTGATAAGATATTTGTAAAAGATGGTACTGTTAAGTCTAGATTAACAGATATCGGATGGGATCCTGTTATACCACCAGATCCGGATGATGAAGACGCTGGAACAACTCAGACGACTGGGCCGACTGCTCCATTACCAAATGTTCCACCTCCTTTGCCAAGACAAAAAGATGGAACAGCAAATACTACGTTTTGGGGTAATAAAACTTCTGTTCCGAGATTGGACGGCGTATACGGAGAAACTTCTCCACCATTAATTCCTGATGGTACAGAAGATATGATAGATTTGTCCTGCGATAGTGAAGAATTAATTGATACTAATAATTTACCATTCTGGTGCGGCGAAATTGGAAGAGCAAGGGGTCCATATTTTTATTCATAGGAAATTATCAAGATGTTATGGTATAATATACTAAATCCACGCAATTGGCCGGGTGTTGCTATTAAAACCGGCAATAATAAAATAGACGGAATATATTTTAATGTTTTAAGTAGTAATCAAGTTAGTTTAGCAGCTAGTGGTAGTATGTATCTAGCTGCTAATAGTGGTATCAAATTGATTAGTCCCTCATTTGTAGATGCTAGCGGACTACGAGCACAAACGATAGTTGCCGAAAACTTTGGTAGAATTAACTTGAGTGGACAGCCTATTCCATTGTATAGTGGACAGAGTAGCGGATTAATCTACAAATTAAATGACTCGAATGCCGCTGCTACCTCATATTTTGTTTCTGCTACTGGTGGACCAATATGCTTTCCATCTGGCACACCATCATCTCCTTTGTATGTAATGAATAATGAAGAGAAACAAATAAATACTTATCCCGGTATATCTTTTACTAATCAAAAAGTAGAAATTAATAAAGTCATTGAAGCCGATATGGGTATAAGCTTAGGGCCTAATAATGATCTTGATTCATATAAAGGATTTATATTAACACATGATGGATCAGGAGAAGTAGCCAAATGGCAACCAGCTACATATTTAAGAGAAAATTATGATCCTGATGTACATTTGAGTGGATTAGAGAGAGTCGGTGTGAGCTGGATAAGATATCCAAAACGCCCTGCGTTACTAAGAAATAATAGACTTTATATTTATACGGAAGACCGTTGGTGGTCGCCTTATGCTGCTATAGTACCAGGACAGCCTGGGCTAGAACAAATAGTTAAGGAACTAGGTACTGGTTCGGATACGTTGTGTATAGAAAATGCTTTTGGCGAAGTTATCGTCGGCTATGCTAAAATGGCTTATGTTGCTAAAGAACCAGCTCAATTAGATATTGATAGAGAATATATTTTTGAAGATAGTATACGAACAGAAGTTTCGATAACTGATCCAAATCCTCCAGCAGCCGATGAAAATGGTAATGTTGACAATGAGCCAGTAGATTGTTTCGAACTAGAAATAGCTCCAGAGCATCCTGGAGATCCACCAATAGGATTAGACGGCACTGGGGCCGCTGTAGATACTAATGTATTCATTTTTTCTGTCACAAAAGGTGGTTATTTGGCTATGCAGATGGAACCACTCGCCACAGATAATGTTACATACACAAATAACTTAGGACAAGAAGTTACAACAGAATTAACTTTTAAACCATCAACATTAAATAATATTAGTATTAGACCAGACATACATACTGGTTTTAATATGCTTGGTGAAAATATAGATTTTCTCATTTATTCTAAAAATAATATTCCATATAATAATTATAATGATAGTGTCTATAAATTAAACCAGAATTTTATTCCACAAGGATTAATTCCAACATTTAGAGTAGATGCACATATTCCTAATGCTGTATCTGGATCTCCAACAGGAGTGTTTTTTGATAGATATCTAGATAGAGAAAAAACCATACCATCCGGATTTAGTTACGACGAAATTGGTAAAGTGTGTATTAATACAAGTAATGCTTTTTCATTAGCCAGTATAGTTAGTGGAGAAGGATTATTATCTACATATGCCGATTTAACTGTGAGCGGGAATACCTATTCTACCGCATTAGTAGCAGAGGATGTGTATCTTAGACCGAAACCGTCTTTAGACGGAACAAGTAAATATATTGCAAATGCCTTATTAACAGTTGATTATAATGGTAAAATTATATCTCGAACACCTAGAATTAATCCAACAGAACCAGATGCTCCAACTAATATTAGAGGAGCAATTGGTCATAATAATGCTGGTCTTGGCAATAATGAATATTCTTTACAATGGGACGCCCCAGTCGATGATGGCAGAAGCAAAATTGTAAATTATCTTGTTCAGTTCTCTTTTAATAATGGAGAAACTTGGACAAATACTCAGGATGACGAAGATGAAAACCCAGCTTATCTACACAGAGGACTATCAGATCAGACTTCTGCTACAATTAAAACAATAGCAGGCAGTAATATTTTATTCAGAGTAGCTGCACAGAATTCCATTGGTATTGGAGAATATTCTGAAGCTACACAATTACTTAGCCCAAATAATAATGTTCCAACAAGTCCTATATCAGTAACTGGTACAAGAGTTTTCGATGGAGATATTTCTGCTATTTCTTTATCTTGGAATACTAGTGCTCAATTAGGGATTGGTGTATTTTCTGGTTATATTATAGAAGAATCAGATGACTATGGAATTAATTGGTATTATCATAATTCTCCATCAGATAATAACTTTATAACCATAAATTCTGAAACAATATATGGTTTGAATTCTACTAAAGACTATTTATATAGAATCAGCGCATGGAATAGTAGTGGCCAGGGAACATATTCATATTATTATGCTTCTGGATTAACCGCTTATGCCGTTGATCCTGAAGAAGAGGAACAAAATAATGATGTATTAAGTAATTGGGATTTCGGAGTTATATTATTTACAGGAGTTTGTAGCTTATGAGGCTTTTAATTAAAAGAGATATAAGTAGTAATGGTTTTCCAAGCCCAGAACAACTAGAGGTTGGCGAACTAGTTATGAATAGCAAAACAGGCAAATTATATTCTAAACTTATTGATGGATCTATTATAGAGTGGATCGGTCAAAAAATTTGCTTTGAACCGATGCCAGTTATAGCATTTAGCTATAAAAATCAAGCAGTATCTAATATAGAAAATTTTTGTTGTGCTGGAGATTTACTATCAGCTGTTGTAACTAATCTAAAAAGTGGAGCAGTTGAATATTCGTATGCTTTTGTAGAGTTAACACAGAATTCTACTACAAATCTAGTATCGATTGGCCAACCCAAATACGAGAATTATCAAGAAACACAAAATGATAATACTATTACTCTTAGAAAAGCAACAATACCACTAAATATATCAGTAAACCCTGAAACATATAATAATATTAGTATTTTTAAATTTAGTGTGCTAGATAGTAATAATAGTGTGTTAACTGAACAAATTTTAACTTTTAAATGTATTGAAGCTTCTCTATGATTAATACAGTAAATTACTCTATCGAAGACGGTGAAAAAGGTATTTTACTCTCTTTTCCAACGCCTCCTAATTTACCACAAAAAGATATTTATATAGTAGACTTTAAAGTATCCACAACTTTACCAAAAATATCTCCACCAGTTATTAAGTTTTTACCGGATAATCCTAGTTATACCATATCTAAAAATAAAAACTTTAAACCGACAGTTAATTTAACAATCAAAGCAAATCATAATTTTGAAACTCAAACTGTTATTCAAACTAATATTAGAGATGTTTCTAATAGTATATTATATACAGATTATTTATTAGTAGTATGTTCTCCGTCTACGTCGTTCTCATTTGAAGGATCCATATTAAATGGAAATACACTAGAAGGAGTATCAAACAATCATTCTGTTCTGAGGCTCAATAATAGAAGTAATTTTAATTCATTATTTGTTGGTATGAAAGTTACTGGTCCAGGAATACCAGAAACAGTAACAGCTACTATCAAGAATTTTATAGCGTCCTCAGAATCTGCCGATATAGAATTATCAATCAATCTTGGAGTTGAGGAACAAATAGATGGTAATTATACCTTTACAGCAGCAACATTTTGTGCTAGTCCATCTCAATTAGAGAGAAGACAATATGAAAATAATTACATAATTTTGGATGAAACAAATAATTGGACATTATCGTCAAACAACAAAACAATTGTAAAATTTATTCCCAATAATTTAGGTATTAATAATAAAATTAAAATCTTATTACCTATTAAAAATTTTGAACTATTATTTGCCGATCAACCAAATAATATTCCATCTATAGCAGAAATCACTCTTGGTGGCAGGGTTAGTAACGATACTATTTGTTTAGCAAGCATACCTTAGCGAATGGTGTATTATTATATTACTTACTTTAAACTTATTTGCTATATTTTATGATAATTAATAATCAATTTTTTATCTTTACATACGCTGGTACAGAACCATTAAATCTTATGGAGATGCCAGAAGAAATATCTTCTGATAATGATAAAAAACTACAATATAATAAGTTTATTCAATCTATAGATACTATATATAGTAGTCAAAATATAGATAATTCTATACCAGTGTTTTGGACAAAACGATCACAATTAACAGATGAATTTGGTAATTCTTCGTATGCTTATGTTCCGCATGAAGATTCAACACTAACACAACTTTCTTCACAATCTGCTTATTATGTTATTTTACGAACAACTGCTGATTTGCCCATATATGTACCTATTATGGGTACAATTCCTGGTGGCAGTGTTGGAGGAGGAATAGGTGTTATACCTGTTATTACTAATTTGTCTTATAAATTATTAGAAGATGACTATAAAACTATACTTAATCCCACAATAAGTGGTCTACAGCCATATGAGAGATATTCTTATGTTTATAAAGGTATTGATAGTAATTGGCCTATAACCATAGCCCCGCTTTCTGGAACTATAAAACCGTCTGAAACTAGTGGTAATCTAAGTTCTATTATGTCGTTTTGTCCAACATCTGGAGCTTGTTGTGAATGTGTAACAAATAGAAACATTATTTCTGGAGTAATACCAAATACTTGTCCAACATATAATGAAAGTCATTTATATAGTACTTTTGAACTTGAAGTTATCCCTTTGTCTTTTAACGGATCTTCTGTTAAAAGTAATCCTGTTACTATAGAATGCAAAGATTGTTTACCAAGAGTTAAAGTTATTCTTCAAGAAGGATCTAGTGTTATTAACTTAGGTACTAATACAAGTACTGTGGATATTACTGCTCATATAAGTGGACTAGAACCAACACAAAACTACAACTACGAATATGTTGGCCTAGGAGCAAACTGGCCAGCAATGTTTATCACTCCAATAAGCGGGACATTTACTACATATAATTCTAGAGAATTTAAATTATCCTCTAAAATAGTATTTTGTCCAACATCGTCATTATGTCCTAGTAATGATAGCTCAGTTATAGACTATGTTTTAGACCCAAAGTTTGTCGAAACTTATTATTCATCTCTAAGGCTTAAAGTTACGCCAAATACATGCGCAGAACCATACTATATGTTTCAGGGTAGTAATAGTGTTTATAGTCCATCATTAACAATCTATTGCAATGATTGCTTATAGGAAAAATTATGAAAAACAATAATATTCATATCTCGATACCAGTTAGTGGATTAATTAAGAGAGAAAATTATAGATATGAAATTTTAGGACTTGGTGGAAACTGGCCATCCGTTGCTATTCCTAGGACAGGGTCTTTTGAAGCAACAGCAAAAACAACCTCTATAAATACATCAGTATCTTTTTGTGCTAGTACAGGTCTAGCTATGAATTTATCTAATGTATTACCGTATGAACCATTACAATGTGGATATGCTAATCAAGAATTATTTACAAGCGTAAAAGCAAAGGTTGTAAGTTTATCAGATAATTCAGAAATATTTTCATCCCAGCAACTTGTACAATGTACTGGATGTTTACCAAATATTGGTATAGAATTGAGTGGATGTGGCTCTGAAGTATGCGACCAGTATATACTAAGCAATTCTAACATTTTTAATTTTGTATCATCTTTTAGTGGATTAGAAGCAGGAGCATCGTATAATTATAGCTTATATAGCTTAGGATCAAATTGGCCATGCATAATGGCTTCGCCAAAATCAGGCACTTTTATTCCCACATCAGACTCATATGATATGCAGCATAGATTGGTCTTTTGTGCAAATTCTGGTGAATGTTCATCTGATCATCCTGGCTCTATGAATCATAATATGTATGTTAAAAATACTGACGAAGCTAAAATTTTTAATACTATACAATTAAGTGTTACTCCACAATCTTGTAATGGAGAAATGAATTTTAGTAATTCAATTATGACAATTTGCGATGATTGTTTACCATGTATTAAATATGGATTAGTAACAATTTCTGGTTCTCCACAAATATCCCTATCTGGAGAATGCTGTACTAGTAGTAGTCCAAAACTTATGATAGTAGAAGTTTACAATGCTAATCCTGGTGAAAAATATACTTATAAGTTTACAACAGCTAATATGGGCATCGGAACTGTTGGTTTTGTTCCATCGTCTGGAGATATTTATTTTGGTGAGAATGGTAATGGAAATATTTATACTTATCTGGTTCCTAATTTGGCACTATACGAACAAAGTCTTGTTACAATAGAGCTTACTCATGATAGAAGTCAACATAAAATATATGATAGTATAGCAATAAGATGTGGTCTTGATGTTTGTGCTACAGAATCTTAATTAATATTTAGGACAAATAATATCTATTATGAATAGTGATTATAATAAAGTATCAGAGATATGGTTTACTCAATTTGTTGATACTAAAATAGAATCAATATTAATTAATTCTCAATCAGAGTATTCTAGTAATTTTATTATTAGACTTACTGAAGAAGCAATATCTAGAATGGAATCTATAAATGATATTTATACTATTTTAGGACCTGAATATACTGTTATTAGAGGATTGGGTCTTCCTGGGATGTTTTTGGTTAGGCAAAATACTTTTGAAACACAAAATACATTGAATTATAATAAAAATATAGCATTTTTTGAAGCTGATGAAATAATTAGATTCGAAGAACCAATAATTAATAAAAGTTATAATTCTTTGAGTAATGATAGTAGATGGTTCGAATTATGGGGTCTAAATCCAGCGAGAGGCAATTTTCATATAAATGTTGTCCCCCTATGGAATCGAGGACATATAGGAACTCATGATGTTTATGCTGTGGTTATAGATACTGGCATATTATTAAATAATATGATTACTCATGCAGATTTAGCTGGTAATCTTAGATTCACATATGATTCTAATAATAATCTAGAAGGAGATTTTAGCACCAATAACGAAGGATATAATGATTATAATGGTCATGGAACCCATGTTGCTGGTACAATAGGAGCTTTTGGTGACAATAATTTGGGAGTGACAGGAGTTTGTAAAAGAGTTAGTCTATTGAATGGAAAAATATTCTCTTGTAGAAGTGACAAACCACCACCATGTAGTAGTCTTGAACTTACAAGCAGTTTGGCTAAAATTATACTAGCTGTAAATTATACAACATCATTAAAACAATTATTTAAAAATAATGATCCAAAAGGCAGAAATATTGTTGTAATTAATCATAGTTATGCCGGCGGATCATTTTCTCAATCTCAATTAGATGCTATGAAAGCCGCTTATGCTCAAGGTATAATTAGCGTATGTGCTGCTGCTAATAATGGAACAAATAATGATTCATTACCAAAATATCCATCCTCTTATACATGGAACGATCCAAGCGGAACAGATGGTATTATATCTGTAGCAAGCATGACTATTACTGGGGCTAGGAGTATATTTTCTAATTATGGCTTAGCTAATGTTGATATAGCAGCACCAGGAGGAGACCAGACTGAAGAAGGTGGCATACTAAGCACATGGAAGAATGGTGACTATTTTTCTATTAGTGGAACTAGTATGGCCTGTCCCCATGTTGCCGGAGCTGTTGCGTTATTGGCAAGTATTTTTCCAAACGTATCTGCCGCACAAATTAAAAACGCTATTCTTTTTAGCGCAATACCAACCCCAGCTTTTGCTACCAATGGCGCTGCCCCGATTAGTACTGGTGGCAGACTAGATGTTACCGGAGCTGCTAGTATTTTGATAGCTAGTCCACCACCCCCTCCTCCACCTCCTCCTCCGCCACCTCCGCCTCCTCCTCCACCGCCACCACCTCCTCCACCGCCACCACCTCCTCCACCGCCTCCACCACCGCCACCTCCTCTATTACCTCCAATAAAAGATTTGGAGTTAGTTACAGTTCAATCAAATCCTAACAGCGCCACTTTTCTATTTGGAACAAGAGCTTATGTTACAAATAGTGACAGCGACACTATTAGTATTGTTGATCTCGCAACAAAAACACAACTTAGCACCGTATCTGTTGGCAATAACCCAACTGATATTATTAGTAATTCTATAGATAATAGAATTTATGTTATTAATTCTGATGATAATAGTATAAGTATTATAAATGCTACTAATAACACTGTTATACAAACTATATTGAATGTCGGTACCAGTCCTGCTAGCTTGCTATATCTAAATAATAAAATTTATGTTACTAATACTGGCACAGTAAGTTCGCCCAATTCTACTATCAATATTTTTAATGCCACAACATATCAATTTATAACATCAATAACAGTACAGAATGGTCCGAGATCCCTGTATCTTCACAATAATTTAATTTATGTTTGTAATACAGAATCTAATTCTATTAGTATCATAGATCCGGTTAACGATAGTGTTATTAGCAATATTAATTCTAGTGGTTTAAGACCATGGTCATTTGTAGCATTAAATGATAAAGGATATATTACAAATTATCTTAGTAATAATATTAGTGTTCTTAATCTAACAACAAGAACCATAGAAAAAACAATCGCTGTTGGATCATCGCCAACGTCTATGGCATTGATTAATTTTGCTAAAAAATTATATGTGTGTAATACAGACTCAAATTCCTTGTCTGTAATCAATCTACTCAACGATACTGTACAAGACACCATAGATTTTGATGCTGTCGATCCTGTTAATATTTTTTACTACGAATTAACTCCAAGAATTTTATATATCACATGTCGAGCTGTTAATAGTTTAGGTATTTATAGTGTATATTCTTTAACTTTTCCTCCCGGTCCTAATAGTGCAAATCTAAAATTATGTGCCAAAGGCCCAATTTGGATTGACAATGGTAATGTTACTACAGTTGGCTCTAATGGTGGACCTAGCGCATATGGTACATATGATCAGGGTGGGAACGCTGAAGAATGGACAGAAGAACATCATGTTTCGGTAGTGGGTGGTCGTAAAGTAACGAGAAGATGGTGTCTGGGTGGAGGATTTGATAGTCCAGATAATGAGCTTGATTACACAAAAACATCCTATCATGCTAAAGATCCGACACTAAAAGTAGCTAGTCATGGATTTAGAATAGCGAGTTTAACTAATCCTAATAATTTACCATATTTTGTTACTGTTGGAGATGCTGGTAATCCTAATAATCCAATTTTTACCACAGATCCTGTAGGGGCTGTATCTTATGAATATAAAATTGGTCAGTACGAAGTAACGAATTGTCAATATGTAGAATTTCTTAATGCTGTAGCAAAAACAGATATCTATAAATTATACGATACTAATATGATAAGCAATACCAAAGGAGGTATTGTTAGAAGTGGAACGTCTGGTAATTATACATATAGTTCAAAAACAACTTCTGCAAACAATAGACCGCAGCCTATGAATAATAAACCAGTTGTATTTGTTAACTGGTTTTCTGCCGCTAGATTTTGTAATTGGTTACACAATGGAAAGCCTAATGGTAGCCAAGACAATACAACAACAGAAGATGGCGCGTATACACTTAATGGCAGAACAACAGCAGAAAATTTTGACCAACCTATTGTTAGAAACGCTAATGCTAAATATTTTTTACCAAGCTATAGTGAATGGTATAAAGCAGCATACTATAAAGGAGGAGGTACCAATGCTGGATATTGGAGATGGCCCACACAATCTGATTTACCAGATAGATCTTTCTCTAATTTATTTCAGTGCGTAGAAGCAGATGGTTTTGGTAATGGCAAGCCGGATGGAAAAGTACAATTTACAGACTATGATTGCAATTTAGTTTCTCCTCCCACAACCCCGCCACCAACATTACCAGTATTTGGACCAACGCCCAGCGTCACCCCCACACCAACTCCTACTCCGTCACCAGATAAATGCTTAGATGCAGATTTTAGTAATAGAGCATATTTAGATAAAGAATTTTTTACTTTTAAAGCATCTAATACTAGACAAAATGCTTTTGTTGGCATTACTAAAAATGTTGAGTTAAAACAATTTATACTGGAAACTATCATAAAAGATAAAACTAGTGGAGTATCAAGAACCGAATCATTTATTTTGGAGTGTCCGGACTTTGTTGAGTGTGGCGCTACTACTGTAGCATCATCAATAATTACTAATTACGAGGTTAGTGATAATATTGTATCGTTGAGCTGGGAAGATCAAATACCACAGTATCCAGATATAGAAGGATATGTTATAGAGTATAAAACTAGTTCATCATCATGGATTAGAGACGCTTTTATATTAGATACAGCATCGACATCTATAACAGGATTAGAATTAGGAGAATATTATGATTTTAGAGTAGTAACATTAACTAAACATTGCGAATTTATTGGACCAGAAGTAACTGGTATATACATACCACCAGCTGTTATTTTACCAACAGATTTTATCATGATATTTATTGACGAAGCAAATCCGGACTATGTTGGACTCCTAGGTACTATAGGAAAAGACTGGGTCGAAGATACCAATAATGTTACATCTCTAATAGAAAATGGAGCTGTAGATGCTGAAAGATTTATAGTATTAGCTCCAGCAGATAGTACACAATGGATATATCCATCTAATGCTGTTCCTAAACTTCCTTTTGGAACAGACAGGGTGGTTAAAGTAAGTAGACCAACAACTTATAACGATATTTTAACACAATTCGAAACTCACTTCTTACCGATTATTGAACAAACAGATCAAGAGACCCCAATTAGAATTTTAATATTTGTAGACGTAAGCGGTTCAATGAATAGGGCCGATATAGAACCGGGGATTAATGAGTTTATAGAATATATTGTAGAAACTTTACAATATCAGTTTGTAGAATTTAATTGCTCGTCAGAAAGATGGCTCGATTGGATATACGCTGCTGCTACAAATCAAGTTGCTCAAAGCTGTTTACAAGTATCAGGATCTTCTGCACAAAATTTATCATTTAAAACCTTAACATCGGATAATATTATACAGCAAAATTATCTAAAGCCACAAAAAGGAAATAATAGATTAAATATTAATTATAGAATACAAACATCTCCTTCATCGTATCAAGATATTAAAGATTGTTGGAGTTCTGCTAATAGAGAAAACTGTACATTATTAACTACTGATGTTATGCAAATTCAGCTTAATAATTTAATAGTATGTCATGAATACGAGATTTTTTACAAATTACATTATCCAACAAAACAATGTATTTCTTGTAATGAATCATTTAATGAGCCAGCTTCGCCAGCAAGTTTCAATTTGGTATCAACTGCTAATTATGGTTCTGTTGCTGTGTGGAACGATCAGACAGGTAATGTAACAACTGTCGGAACAAATGGTAGTAGTAGTTTTTATGGAACGTATGATCAAACTGGTAATTTAAATGAATGGACAGAGGGTCAGGTTAGTAGTAGTAGAATTGTTAGAGGAGGATCATGGATATCCAATAGTCTAGAACTTGGATCAGGCTATAGAAGTCCACAGTCTCCAATATCAGCTAATGCTACTATTGGTGGACGAATAATAGTTAGAGATACTAGATCGTTAGATCTTATTAATTATGCATTAATTGATGATGTTAATAATGTTGCTGATACTAATGGATACGGCTCTGTCGTTTATAGATACGCAATCAAAAAATATCTATTAACCAATTGTGAATATGCACAATTTTTAAATTCTGTTGCTAGTGTTTATGATAGATATAATCTATATAAAGAAGCTATGAGCAACGATCCTAGAGGAGGTATATTACGCACCGAAAAAGATTCTTTATATTATTATACAACAAAATTAAATATGGGAGATAAACCAGTAAATTATATAACATGGTTTGATTTAGCTAGATATTGTAATTGGCTTAGTAATGGAAAAATAGATTCTAAAGACTCTAATGACTATGGAATCACAGAAAATGGCGCGTATGACATGAGTCAGTCATCGATAACAAGAAATCCGGCAGCAAAATATGCTATTCCTACTGAAAATGAATGGTATAAAGCGGCATACTATTCTGGCGGATCCGCTAATGCTGCATATTTTACATATGCCACCAAATCCAATAATTTACCAGATCCGTCTAGTGCAACATCATCTGGACGTGGTCAAGAAATCGATACTAACTTTGTTTGTCCTCCACCAATTACTATACCGGTGGTTCCTGATTGTCCATCTTGTGCTAATAATTTGGTTGTTAATGGTGATTTCGAGATTAGTGTACCATCAATGAATTTAGGAACAGCAGCTAATTGGGTAACCAATAATGTTGATGTTCATTCGTTGCACTTCTATGGGACAAATCAACCAATTAAAGTATGGGTTGATTTAAATTCTTGTAGTCCTGGTTATATTGAACAAAATATACCAACGATTGTAAATGGTGTTTATAGACTATCATTTAAAAAATCTGGTAATAATTATGGAAATATTAATGTTATAAGAACATTTAAGGTTGTTATCACAGGCACCTATGCTGAAGAATATAATTTCTCTTTTGATCCTAGCAATACAACATTTGAATCATACGAAAGCATGGGATGGATCGCAGAAATAATAGATTTTACCGCTTCAAGCACAACAACAACAATCAGATTTGAAAGCACATGCGCTAATTGTGGTTGCTTTGGAGCAGCGATTGATTGTGTGTGCGTATTACCGATAGGTCAAGCAGTACCGTCTCCAACGCCATCACCTACCCCAACACGAACTCCTGTTCCTACATCTACCCCCAGAGTTACTCCAACACCAACTATGTTGCCCGTATGCTCTTACAAACAATTAGGAGAACTATTGGAACCACAACTTAGTAATCGTGGATTAGTAACATATTCTTTAAGTAGAAACGGATCCACAATAGCTGGATTATTTGTTAATACGGTAGTAGTATATGATTGGAACAATACAGCCTGGATCGAAAGAGCTAGTAGGATAACATTAGATAATGCCGAGATTGTTACTGCATTTAGCGGTAATGATTCTATAGATACAGATACTGCTGGTACCACAGTAGCGATAGGAACACCAAGACATTCAACAAGTATATATTCTACTGTTGGACAATATAAAGGAAAAGTTACTGTATATATGTGGAATGGTACATCTTGGTCTAAAAAAGGTTCAGATATATTAGGAATAAATACTGGGGAGGGTCTAGGTTCTATTGTAAGTATGAGCAGTGACGGTAATACTATTGCTATTGGTAGTCCAGACTATGTTGGCTCCACCGGGGCCGAACAAGCAACAGCTGGTAAAATTAAAGTATACGAATTTATTAATGGAACATGGACACAAAAAGGATTCTCAATATTTGGCGAAAATTCTACTGATTTAGTAGGATATTATCCGAATATTAAATTAAGTCCTGATGGTAGTAGATTATTTATTGGTATTACTACTGGTATAGTAAGAGTTTATGATTGGATTAATAATGCATGGGTTAAATCGGCAACAATAAGTACATCTTTTTCTCCATCAGCTGGTAATATACTATGGTATATTGACGCAAAAAGTAATGATACATTCGTGGCTAGCGGACGAAGTAGAGTAGAAGTTTATACTCTAATAAATAATCAATGGACCCTAAAGGGATCTCCCATCACATCTATTTTTGCTACAAATGAGGATGGTAGAGCAGCAATTTCTGAAACTAATAATATTTTAGCAATTATGCATAAAGATCCTATAAGTATTATCAATGAAAGAATAATAATATATGAATATGTAAATAATAATTGGATATATAAAGAAAAACTAAGCGATAATATTCGTAGCGCGAATATATTTCAAACTATGCAAATTAATAATGCAGGAACACGGGTCGTAGATACTGTATACAATAATGCTGGTAGAGTAGCACTAAGATGTTCTGGTTATGAATGTGTTGTTCCAACACCCACACCAACACCAAGCATAACATTAACTAGAACTCCTCAAATAACGGTCACTCCAACATCAACCGTGGCCGCTGTTGTTCCGTCTGTTACCCCAACAAGAACTCCGACGAGAACACCATCTTCGTCACCATTACCTTTAACACAATGTACTCATTCTACAGAGGTATTATTTCCAACCACAGAAGCTTATGGCTGTTACTTTAATAATAGTAGTAAAAAATTATATCTTGTTGATGTAATTAGTGATAGAATTAGAGTTGTAAATAGTATAACTAAAAGTATAACATCCTCGATATCTGGACCAGCAGGCGCTGAATTCGGTAATTTAATAATTAATGAGTCTTTAAATAAACTTTATCTTATAAATTATGGAACACCTAATAATGGCTCTGTACTGGTAATAAATGGATCAACAGATTCATTAGTTAATACCATATCTTTGCAAAGCAAAATACATCCATCAGCCTTAGCAATAAATAGTGTGACTAATAAAATTTTTATTATGAGATATGATTCTAATAGTAATGCAATCCTAACAGCTATAAATTGCTCAACAGATACTATAGAAACATCAATTTCGTTAAATAAACTTTTTGGCAATGGAAATGTATCTGTTGATGAAAATAATAATAAGATTTATGTAGTAGTTAGTAATCATGTTGGAGCCTCTCCTGAGCATACATTGTTTATAATAGATGGTTCGACATACGCAGTTACGACCATAAATAATTTTTCTCCTGGATCGATATCAGTTACTCCATATATATTTAATAATAAATTATATTCATTTGATGCTAGACAGGCCGGATCACAAAGCTCTATTAGAATTTATGAATTAAATCAATCAACTTCGTATTATCAACAAAATCCATCTTTACTAAGTACCATATCTATAGTTAACGATCTTCTTGGATCCTCTTATAACGTGGAAAATTTCTTAAAGATAGATAAAAATAATAAAGTAGGATATTATATAACCTATAATAATAATTTAACGGATAATTATGTTGTTGGCGTTAATTTAGAAACTAAGCAGAACAGATCTATTATTAACAAAATAGGTCCTCAATATCTTGGACATTTAGATGTCGATCAGACTACTGGCTCATTATATATACCTCGATATAGTTCTGGAAATGGTATAGTACTAGCAGGACCATGCGGATCATCTAATCCTGTAACACCGACAAGAACTCCTGCTCCAACTCCGACCCCAACAAGAGGATTGGCAACAGGACCATTGAGTATATTTAATTGTGTAACTAATGCAAATGGATCTATAACAGTTTCGCTAAAAGGTATATTACAAAGCAATCAAAATGCTATATTATTTATCAAACCTCTTAACCAAATATACTATCAAGATGCTGGATGTGGTTCAGGCCCGGTGGCTGTAACGTGGACAGGTCAATTACCTAAAGATTCACTAAACACCGCCTCCAGTAGTTCTTTACCATTAAGCTCCTCTGTTACAATTACTCATATGACTTGCCACTATAATGATTGTGGTAATTGTGCTCCTAATTGTGCCTTAACTCCATTAAGGGCTAATGTAACACATGTTGTAGAATTATATGTATATGGTCCTAGTGGATCGTATTGTAGTAGATGTAATGAGCCATCGTCGCCTCCGCCGCCGCCTCCGCCACCACCCCCACCTCCACCCGTGAATGCTGGGGAATGTTACTATTATTGTGATGTTTATGGGGGATTATCAAGCACTAATGATTCTGAAGTAGCTGTTGTTTTAGAATCTCTTCCATCTCCTTATACTGCATATAGATGGGTCTTATATCAAAGTGTTTGTAACCAAGGATATTCGTGCTCTCAACCAAATGAATTGATATATCCGTGCCACCCAGCTGTACAAGGTACATATATAAGTACTACTTGCGTACCAACAATTTAATAATGGACATATTTTATGTTTAATCAATTAAATATAAATGGAATAAATTCTGAAGAATTAAATCAGATACAATCTATTAATAATAATCCTAAAATTATTATAGAATATAACAATATACCAATCCATAGCATCACCGGACCTGTACCAGTTGTTGATATCAGCTATAGTATAAATGCTAATAATAATAATTTACCAGAAACTCTTGTCACATCCATAAATCTTAATGGTAAAATTTTTAGATTTCCTGAAGGTAATATTTCTAATGTTGATGTTGATAAAGCATTTCCAGGATTTAGTGGAATCATAGCCGGAGTTAGTGGATTAAAACAACTATTTACTAGTTGTCCATATGGAACATTAAAATTTAAATGTGAAGATAATATACTTTATGAAATTAGTGGATTATCTGTCAGGGATATGTCATTTAGTAATACGGCCGATAATTGGGTTCAAAGCGCAGACTATACTATAGCTCTAGAAACAAATTCTAGTCTAATAGAAGATCCAAATAATGTTATAGAAAAATATGTAACGGATAGGTCTGATAGTTGGAGTGTTGAGCCACTGGATGATGTATCATATACCAATGTTTCTTTTTCTCCATCAATGAGGCCAGAGTTTCATAATCCTAATCTTGGTTTATTTAATGATAATAATCCTATTAATCTAGGATTGCCATTATCAAATGGACTAAATATTGTTAATATTCCACAATTTAGAATCACAAGAAGATTATCTGCAAAAGGTATACTGCCCCCTAAAAATCAAATTTGTGCTACTGGTTTGCTTGACGAAAATACCAAGCCGTATGTTCTCGCCAAAGCTTGGGTAGAAAAAATGTCAAAAAATACATTTAGTGGAAGCACAACAAATAGCTCGCCATATATAAAAATACCATTTGAGCAAAATTTATTTGCTTTTAATCATAACAGAACAATAAATATGGATATTTTTAATGGAACGTATGAAGCTAATGATACATGGTTAGCTATGCCTAGCGGTATCCCATATACTGAAACATATACTATAGAATGTTCAACTGGAGAAGATTATGTTAAAACAGTAAGAGTTGCTGGTAATATAGAAGGATTAGCTATCGTAAACCAAGATATAATGGAACATGAAAGTGGCGTTCTTCCAACAGGCATAGGCAATGATGGGCTTATAGATGCAAAATTGGATTTATCTTATGCGAATAATATGTTGGATAAAACTAATACACAAGCCTATAATAGCACAGACACGGCCTCATCCGCTTTTCCAATACCACCTCAATATCCACCTAGCCAAAATATTAAAAGTACAAAAATAGAAAATGCGTTAAACGCATGGACAAATCATATTAAGCCTTATCTATATAGAAGAGCTAGTCTTGGAATAAATAGTTCCGATAGAAAAGTTCCTTATATTCCAGCTTATGTTACCGACCCGCCATCATTACCAAATAATCCTATATTTAGTACAGAAAATTTATTGAGTGCTGTTCCTGTGTCTACTAGTGAATCTTTTGATCCAAAAAAAGGCACAATTAATTATAGTTATGAGTTTAATAATAAACAACTATTGATTCCTGGTGTTATTAGTGAAAATATTACCGTATCATACGATAATCCTGTGGATAGTACAGCAGAAACTTTTGTTATTGGCAGAGCATTAGGACCAATTATACAAAGAACCGGAAGAACTACCCCCAAAAAGACAATTAATATAGAAATAGCCATACCTCCGGCATCATCAGTTGATGAGATATCATTGAATAATCCAAAATGTCCATTACATTATAATAACTATTTATTTAAGGCTATTGAGCAAGTTATTGAGGCTCATAGGCCGTATTCTTCTAGTCCATTATTTAATGAGCCATTACAAACTTTAGGTTTGGTGTATATATCCAGTGATAATGAAAATTGGAACCCAAATTCTGGACGATATTCTCGTAGTATCAGTTGGGTATACCAACAATGTAATATAGGACAAAGTTATAGAGATCATTAGTAGGAAATATTATGCCGATTAATTGTCAGAATTATAAAGAAAATGTTTTGGCACAGACTTTATTCTTAGGTGCTAGTGTAGTATCTTTTAGTAGTAATGTTGGATGGGGAGGAAAAGCTAGTTCGTTAACAGTAGAATTAATAGAAGATTTTCAACCAAATATTTTTGCTAATATTCCTCATTATAATGCCAATAGTTATCCATTAAATCATTACTATAACTGCATAGGAGATGATTGTTATGTTGATGAATTTGGTAATCCATATAGTTCAAGCTTAACAAAAAAAGAAAAAAATGCTCCCGGAAAGATTTTTTATAGATGGGTTGGAAACGCTTTTGTTTCTAGTTATTGGGTTTATGAGGATCCTGGTTTTTTTGCAACAGGAACTTATGTGCAGCCGGACGGAACAGTTAATAGAAATGGACCAATTAATATTTATGATATTATTGATACTCCAGTATATTTTAAATTTGATAATTTTGAATTTATAGGATTAGTAAGAAGTTGGGAAAGAAATAATAGACCAGGAGGAGTAACATATAGCGTACAAATAGAATCTTTCGATAGTTTATTGGATAATTCTAAAATAATCTTACAAGATTTTGATGGGGCCGTAACTAGTGCAAAAAATGCTAGATTATCTCAAGGTAATATTGCTAATATTTTTAATGTTTATGGATTTTTAGAAAGCATGGGATATAACAGATTCGGTGGTGCTGCATTAAATGAAAATGGGATTAGTGCCAAAGCTATTATAGATAGTATACATGCATTAACCGCTAATGTTGATGGAGGAGCCAGAGACGAGGATGGATCATATTCTCCATTTGGTAGAATTTTATCAAAAAGTATTAGAAGAGTTGGTATTAATTATAATGGTGTTAATGAACCACATTTAACAACAATGAATACTTTTGGCGTAATAACTGCTGCTGGCCCTGGAAGAGGATTTACATCATTACCATATAACTCTTTTTCTCTTGATTTAAGTAGTTTACCCACTCCTCCCTATGACTACAGAATATCTGGTAGTCCAGATAAAAGCCTATCAGAATTTATATCAACGATTGTAGAAGATACTGGATTAGATTTTTTAACAGTTGTTGTGCCGGTTAAAGCTAATGGTGGTATAGAATTTATTATTAAAGTTGTTACTGTTAATAGAACTCAATATAATCCAACATATCAGATTCCAGCAGTTGTATCGAATTTAGAAACATCTGGATTTAATGTTGAAAATAGCTCATTTGGACAAGAGACAAATCAGAATAGTATTAGAAAAGTAGTTTTTGGAGGCAATCAACAAAGATTTTATCAAGCAAAAACCTACAGATTAGCTTATGCACAAAATAATTATATATGGAATCCTATAGTTAAAAGATTTATTAATAATAGACGATCAATATCAAAAATTAGAAATCCATTTCTAAGATCAAATAAAATAAATAATATAACTATTGATCCTTATTGGGGAGATGCCGAAATAGGTAGACCAGAAAGCGTAATAGGTGGTAATTATTTTTTAACAAGAATATTTCGTAATAATCCTGGCACAAGATTTATACCATTATTCAGAGATGTTATTTGTCCATACTTTGGCACAAAACTAGACGTTACATACGGATCAACTTCTGATTCTAATATTTTTAGATTTGTCAGACCAGTATATTTAGATACTTGGACAAATCAGATTACTATTGCTTTTGACCTTAATGAATTACCATCATTATCAATAGGCGAACCATTGTCTATGTACGATGGAAGCGTAGCTTCTACTAGTGACAATGAAAAAACTTCTTCAACACCAAAATCAGAAGATGCTAGCGGTGAAACCGACGATGCATCAGATGATGAGAAAAAAAATGACGATAGTGAAGGAGGAACAGAAGAAGAACAAAAAGAAACAGAGAATAGTCCACCGAATGGATCAAATAGTGATAGCGAAGGAAGCGGGGCTCCGGATAAATTATCTGGAGTAGGTTTTCAAGGTAGCTCCACTGCTATTCCTGAGATAGGAGTATCTGTAAATAACCGTGGGTCGTCTCCGCCTCCTCCGCCCCCTCCATCACCATCTTCGGAACAATCTGCCCAAAATATAATAACTTTTACACCGCTTTTTATTGCGCAAGAGGACGAGGAAGAACAGGGTGAAGAAACAAGTCCGTCTACTGATTCTCCGGAGCTTGAAAGACCAAAAATGAGTGATGAAGAGCCAGGATGGAATAATAGAGGAGAAGATAATAATAATCCGAATGCTCAAAAGAGAGACGAAGATGCTGCTGATGCCCAACAAGAACAATCATCAGACGATGGTTCCGGATCATCAGACGATGGTTCCGGATCATCAGACGATGGTTCCGGATCATCAGACAGTAGTTCAACTCCAGCAGCAGAAAGTGATAGAAATGTTGTAAGAACTCTTGAATATAAATCCGCTGGATTTACAATTAAAGAAACAGAGTTAAGATGCTCTGGATTTGATGAATATTTGACATATTGTTTAGGTAAATCTTATTTTAGTAAGCCTGATCTTTTTGTTATGTTAGTAAATGCTTATAAGGCTAAAAATATCTTTTTGGAAGCAAAACCGCCACCATTGCCTGGTGAGCCAATATCCACAGTTAATCTGGGTGGTGGTATGGGAGGAGCTGGTACTAACTTATCTAGTCCTAGTATAGCAGAAGATGGGCATATGGCCGAGCCAAGAAATGCTTTGCATTCTAAAATGCAAATGAATTGGGATTTATATCTTAATCATAATTTTATTAAAGATTTACAACTTATTCATGGTTTTATTCAAACTATAGCTAGTAAATACTATGGTAAACAATATATGGTTAAAATGCCAGACGTATATGCTTATAAAGATACAGCTTATATAGATATAGCTATTCCTGGCACAACGTCATCATTTTTTGTTTATCATGGTAGTCAAAATATAAGATATAATTTTGAAATAGCGGATGGTGGCTGGGAAGAGCCAGGCAATTATATTGATGATAGTTTTGTTTTTGGCGATAATTATTGGCACGCCCTTAGAAATGATGATGGTTTGTTGGGACCTATTCTAGGATACAATGTTAGTCCAAATATTGATGATGTTACGTGTTCGTGGGCTAAATTAGATAATAATACAAAAAAAGCAATCATAACAAAACGCACCAAAACTAATGCTATCGATAGAAGTAATTATGCATCAGATCCAACAGTTCGTGATTTACAAGGAAAAATTGATAATCTTAAATATAAAATTCGTTCTTTAAATGATGCAATAAATAAAAAGAATCAACCAAAACCAGAAGATGCTAAAAAACCAAAAGAATAATAACTATGGCAGAACAAACTATAGCAGAATTAAAAGAAGAACTTAGTAAAGCTGAAAAAGAACTACAGGAAGCTAAAGATGAATTAGTAACAGCACTGAAGGAAGATAGAGTTAGTGACGCAGATAAGAGTAGGATTCAGGCTTGGGAAAAAACATCGACAGCAGATACTGGTCAAAGAATTGATAATAATGTAGTTATACCAGTTAGTGAAGATGAAGAGGATAGTTTTTGTCCATTACTACAACCGTCTGTAAATATTAATACATTAACAGATGAAGATTTTATTTTAATTAGAAAAAATAATAACTATGATCCTTATGATCGATTTGTTCCAGGAGCAAAGTTATATATTTCTGCACAATGTTCGCAATTAGTATTTCTTAATCCTATTAATCTTACAGACTGTAGAGCTATTGTTGAGAGTCCAGGTATAGAGGTTATGAGCATAAGTAATAGCTATACTGCTGATCCATCATTAACTGTGATTGCTAATGTTGCCGAAGAAGATTTAGCTATATTAGCTAATCTTGGTATTGTTAAACAGGCCAAGAAAGAAGCGGACGATGCTGAAGAAAGAGAGCCAAAAGAAAAGGGTAAATCAAAGAAAAATCAAAATAGATATGAATATTCAGAAGAAGAAATGCAAGAATTTCGTTTTTATATAGATTATTTAGAACAATATAGATTACCTGTAATCAGTCAAGATTTTATAGTTGTCAAAGGGGCCTCTAGCAATCAAGCAACCAAACATGATGTTATTAAACCAAGGATGGCAACCCCACTTTTTGCTGGCATACCAATAAAGAGCAACAATAGAGTTTACGGCCCATGGGCCAATGATCCTTCGATTATGCTTAATCCTAATATATCTGATAATTTATTTGGAAATATTAAAGTAGAACAAAATAGCGACTATGTTCCATGGAAATATGGAGGTATAAGATTTTTAGAAAATGTTGTTAATTTTAATATAGCATATGATGTTAACTATCAGTCTGTTCTTGAGAACGGAAGAGTCTCAATAGTTGGTCCACCAATATTTGGTATAGGCGGATCATTCAATCCTAATATATTAGGAGTAAATAGAAATTCTACTTTTGACAATACATTATATGGTATATCTTCAAAAAATTCTATATTTTATGATGCTAATCTAAATTCTACTTTAAGATATACTAGTATAGTAGTTAATAGTTCTAATGATTATGGATTTCCGGTTATTAGTAATATTAGTATTCAAACCTCCAACGATGGTATAAAAACTAGTTATAGTTTTCAAACATATAATCCTAAAACAGGATTATTTAATAAAGAATTAACAGATAAAGCAAGAACACTAAATAATAATATTAGTAAAATTAATCAACAAATTAACACAATCAATAAAAGATTATCAAATAAAGCTCTACTAGAAAGACTTGATATATTAGCTAAAGCAAGATCTTCAAGAGAAGCTTACAAGGTTGATGATAGACGTACTAGATTTTACGGCACAAGTCCGGTTGAGTTAATTATCAGTCAAGCTCAACAACATTTAGATAGAGTTAAATTTACGGATGCTTGGAATATAACAAATAATAATGGAGAACAATCATTAAGATATTCGGATTATGCATCATATGGTACTGATCAAAATAAAGCTTTTTATTCTGGCGTTTATTATAGTATACGAAATCATCATTGGGCAGGTATTATTACTGGAGATGAAATTGGATCAGAATTATTTGAAGACTATTCTTCTAAATCCGCTATGAGTCTTGATGGAATATTGTCACCTGTTTCTTTTTATCCAACTAAACAAAATGGAACCTATCCTTTAAGTACTTTGGTTAGTGGTAGTGGAACATTTTTTGGTGGTGAACAAAACTTAAAACTATCTTATAATAATTTTACATATGATTTAGCATGTCCTAAGTGTCTTAATACTAGAGAGACCTTAATCTATAATTTAGATGGTACAGAATTGTCTACGCCTTTAAGAATACCATGCTCCGTATGCTCCAAGGCTAAATTAGATATCAAAAAGAATGATAAAGACCCAACTAAAAAAACATCATTACCAGATGTTAATTTATATAGTTTAAATCCCATAGTGGTACCAAGTGGCGAATTTAGGAATCCTTATGCTTTACCAGATGATATTTGTAGACACTCCATAATGGCTATTGGCAGAGGAGACAATCCTCAAACGAATGGTAATAATTTTGTGCTCTATAATAATATTAGAAAAGATAATATTAATAAAGACTATTATAGATATGATATGGATAAACAAGCAACAGATAATGTATTTATACTAAATAATCAAAGATTTATGGCTTTGCGAGGACCGCTAATGCTACACTCTTGGGGATTTGATACAGAAGGATATCCTGCGCCGAACGCTCATGATATGCCATATCATATTGATGATAATGGTCTAGTTTTAAGATTCAGACTGGTTGATACAACTGGTGATAAAAATTTTGGTAAAAATAATTTAGAAGCACCCGGAGCATTACTCCCATCATCATCACAATATGGAATAACTCCTTTAGGCGATATTATCACACAAGCATATACATGGTCTGGCTCGGGAACAGGGATCGGCGAAGGAACTGGTAAATGGACTAAAAAAAGTACTAAATCCAAATATTTTTATCGTAATTGGGCTCAAAAACCAGACTTATGGCCTGTTGGCCCAATAGATTTAAGATGGGATTCGCAAAGAAGAGTGTGGGACGCTAGTGGAGGAGGATGCAAAGAAGAAATTTTGCCACCATTTATAGTTACTAATAAAACAGATCAAGCCTCTTTACAAGAATTTTTAGCAAATAAAACAGATAATAAATGTCCGTATAGGAATGTTTATGTAACACTAGAAAGCGATATGATTAAAGAAGACGATTATGATAGCACATATTCTACTAGAGCATTTATAGATGATATAGAATATAATAAAGAACCATTGCAAAATGGATATAGAAGATTAGTATATGTAGTAGACAAAACAGGATATACTGCTCCAAAAGGAACTAAACTGTTGTGTAGATACGATAGATTAAGTGGATTTTATGAACCTTTGAGCAAACCATCAGTAATGGCTATAGGAACAATAGGGTCTGGAAATTCTGCAAGCGTTAGGCTGCATCATATTCAAGGACGAAGATCAGCATCAGTTCCTTTACTTGTAGTAAATTTTGATAATCCTTTGGAACTATCGGCCTCTGCTGGAAGTAAAGGTATTTTTATATTTATTAATGGAAAATGGACATTATCGGCAACTAAAGTATGAATAATTGTATTATATACGATAAAACCTTTTTAGAAGATTTGATAGATCAAAAAAACAGTATTAATGCTGCTAGTGTGAGGAACGATATTCTAAATAATCTGATCAGCACCACTGAAGCTGCGGATAATGTATGGACCCCTCTTTTTATAACTAAAGATAATAGTACTATCGACAACACCCTATTGTTAGATAAAGGATATGTTTCAGGATATAATAATGAAAATAATATTTTAGGTATACAAAATTTCTTAAAGATTATTAATCCAAAGTTTAATTTTTGGAAAACAAATGGATATATGTCAACAGATTGGACTCTAAATAGACAAAATATATCTTATTTTCCAGTACATGGTCTAATGTGCTGGTTTAAAAGAATCGTTCCGTCCAAAACTGGTAAAAAATTATCTGAGTTTCCAAATAATGCAAGAGTTAAGCTTTTTAACACATCAAGATCATTCGTTAAAATTGATGAAGAAACTCTATATGAAACTAACGATCCAAATAAAACATCTAGCAAGTTTATAAATAGCGAATATATAGAATTTAATTATGGAGACAGCAAAAATAATTATGTTAAATTATCTACTATTGGTAATAATGCATTATTTTTAGATAGTGATATTTTTGTTGAAGAAAATCGTATGGGTGTTTCTACATCAAGTAGCGTAAGCACATATAGCGACATAGTTATAGGACAAAGCAAATATCTTTTATGGATTCCAGATGGCGATGTATATAGTTATTATATAAATTTTGATGAATATATGGCACAATTTCCTGGCATTGCTCCTCGTTCTTTTTGCTCGCCATCTTTATATCAAGCATATAATGCTATATATCATAAATTAACATTTGATCTAAAGAGAAGAGAATCTTATAGACAAACACATACAGCAAGAAGCTATAAAAATTTATCTAAATATATTGCTACCAGTCCATTTATAGATGAATTTAGTATTAGTAGATTATATACTAAAGAAGTAATGGAGTTCGTAAATATTTTCATAAATAATAACTATGTATCAACAGGCATTGGTCATTTACAGTCTACGATAGAATGTCTTAATAAAATAAGTTCATATTTCAGTAAGCTAAGTTCTACCGATAATGATGATAATACTAGAAATTTAAATAATAATATTATATATAACACAGTAGGATTAAAACAAAAATTAGTACAAAAATATGGATCTAAACTTATACTAGGAGCAGAAGGGGTTGTAACATCTAATAAACCATTAGAATACGGAGCGAATGTTAGAGTAGATCAGTTTGGTGAATATATTGTCAAGTCCGAAGTAAAAAATGCTATATTATATACTAATCAAAGCATAGAGGTTGGCGATCTAAGTATAGATACAAATTATGCTGAAACAAAATCAAGAATTGGTTTAAAGTTTAAACAAAATCCTAAAGTACCAGCAAATATTATTCCCAGATCAGACCTGATGCTATGGGATTCTGCTAGACCAATTATTAAATATAATGAAAAAATCAATAAAATCAACCTAGTTCTTGCTAAATCTACTAATGATCCAAGTTTACCAGAATACAATAACATTAAAAATGACAATAGTCCAAATACATGCGTTTTTAAATATAAAGATGGATCGGTGCTAGGATTAAACTACACTAGTAATCTATCGGATCTAATTCTATTAAGAGTTTTACCAGAAACTCTGGATATAGATTCTTATAAAACAGCAGAGGATGAGAATAATCCTTCTGATATATTAGTCAGAAAAGATTTTGTGTGTAAATGGGAAAAAGTTAGTGGACCACCAGTATTATTTATTAATGATATTATTTTATCTATATCTACTAAAGGTGGCCCACAATTATTTTCTGATACATCTCAGGTTCAACAAACTATAAAAGATTATACTGGACAAGTTGTTGGCTTTGAATCATTGTCTCATGGGCCAGAAGTTTATGTTGCTCCATATTCTACAGGAAGGTATCAAATAAAATGCACGATTATAACTCCATACGGCACATTTGTTAAGATTAAAACATTTTATGTTACTAGTCTTGTTGGTCTAATGAGCCCCGATCTAAACAATACTCCCAATCAATTTTTTCCTAAAGATGTTAGAGGACGATATTTGTCACCAATATCAACTTCTTTTCCGTCAACGGGGCCGGGAGGAATAGGAAAACCTCCGCCTCCGATTAAACCGGATCCAGCAGATATAGAATATATTATAGATAGAGAAAAACATGATATTATATTAAATTCTAAAAATTTAAGAGTTCATACTCCAATTATAAATAGTATAGCAATACATGGTAGAGGATTAGCTTTACCTATAGCCATGACATCAGATATTAAAGTTCTAAAGAGTCGGCCAGAAAAATTAATTAACAATACGCTATACTATTTAGAAGATTACTATGGAGGACCTATAAAAGATGGCAAAGCGGACTCATCCTATAAGTATGATCAATCTTCTAATATTATATTAAGATATTTTTCTGATGCTAATATTCAATATAGGTTAGATAAAATAAAACTTGAACATATAAGACACCATTCTGATCCAAAATGCGCTAATTGTTTTAGTTTATATTCAACAGATCTATACGGATCAAGAGGAAACTGGATAAGAGGAAAGGGTTCTACTCTAGATGGATGGGAAAATAATACTTATCATTATAGATCTTGGGGTGGAGCACTTGATAAGGAAAATAATGAGACTTTTAGTACCGATTTTTCACCAAAAATAAAATCATATGGTGGCTGGGATAATGAAATAATTAATAATATAGGAATAAGTATTCCTAATCATCCGGATCCTGGAACTGTGTTTCCGGCTATCACAGGAAAGCCATTAAATTATAAATCTGACAAACCATCATTGGATCCTCCTTATTTTGCAGAGGGCTTTAAATATTGTTTTGAGGATATTATACCGGATAATTCTGATAAATATATCGATTTTAAAAAGGGTGTTTTTCATCCTCAAAGCGGATGGATATCTTATGATAGTCCATTACATAGCGGCATAGAGAATCTATCTAGTGTTTTAAAATTCAATGTTGGAGCTAGAGAGTCTTATAGTTTTAGCGGCCCTAGTATAAACAATATTCAGAATGATAGCTATATATATAGCGGAAATAATCTTTTTATTATTCCAATACAATTTAAATCATCAATAGAGATAGGAATAGCAGAAGGCGCTCAGTGGATTCAAGAAAGCATACAATGTGGCGGAACAACACCGTGTAGATCCGATAGTCCTCCTCACTGGGTTTGGCTTAATCAAATCCATAGAGAATACGGCGATCAAGATATACCTAGCGCAAATGGAAAAGCCTATGATCATGGATATAGAATATTAAGAGGAGGAGATCCAAAAAGATACGAAGCTAGATCTTACGATAATTTTTCACCCTTCATGGATGAATTTGGTTTCATTAGTGATTCAGAAAATAATAGGTTTAAATATCTTTTCCCAGTTTCTGGACCAAGATATCCTCCAGGGCCTATACCAGAAGATATAGTCAAATATATGAGTAAGGCCAGAAGATCCAATCCAAATTGTATTAAAGATAATGGAGAGCAACCAGCAAACTATTATGAAAACTTACCAAATCCAACCGGAACATGGAAAGGCTTTAGAAATCCTAGAGTATTGAATTTTTCTATTAAAGATATAGAAGTTAAACTAAATTTTCTAAACTATGTTAACACAAAAGATTTAAGTATAGTATTTGATTCTAAACCATGTCTAGATGAACTATATAGAATTGGTGGCGGTGAAAGATATAAATCACCAATTGCTGGAGGATCAATATTTATAGATCAAACAATACAATCAGATTTTGATAGCTTGGCAGCTCCACAAGACTGGCCTCTTAATCCAATAAATATTAATAATTCTGATTTAACTCAATATTTATATAGCTTATCTAATATGAATACAAGATTTACAAAAACATCTGTTGCTGGAATCTCTGTTCCATATAAAGAACCAACATCGAATCCTCACTTATATCTTTTAAATCAAGAATATATTCAGAATCATAGTTTTAATCTTAGTTTAAAATTCTCTGACCATGCCAATAAATATAATGTTGTAAACGATCATAACTATAATAATAGTTCAGGATATGTTGCTGCTAATTATCAAAATATTATTAACACTGATGATATTATAAAACCATCTATTTGTCCATTTGGATATAGTGATCAAGAAGTAAATATTTATCATAATGCGGTTACGGCTAATAAGCTTAACATTACCAATAATACATTTAGTAAATATGCTGGTAAACCAATGTTTGATTCTACTGTGCGTTGTCCACCAAGAGGTGGTGCTGGGATTAAGGGAACAAAAGGGCCTAATAAAAACGATGTCACATTTTTTACTTGCGCTATAACATTATATGATGAACATGATGATATGTTGCCTAATGATAATACTATTAATTCTCAATTATATACAAATATTTATGATTTTACTAATAAAATTAATTCTAGTAGTTTATATAGTTCATTATGTAGTTGGGAGCTGTTGTTACATTTTGGAGATACTAAAAAACCAACGGCTCCAATCTTGTCATCATTAAATTCATATGGAAATAATGAAGCATTATCTCTTATAGAGTACGGTAAGCCACCCCAGTATGGTGGGTATGGTTTTATGGCAAACTTAAAAAACTATAAGCATATGATGCCATTTGTAAATATTAATGCTCCTAATATATTTTTTCAAGATAATACAATTTGTGAAGCATCAGATCCGGAACTCATTGGAAATATTAAGGGTATTCCTGGCGTAGAATTTCCATGGCTGGCTATTTTAGCTGCAACATACGCATATACGGGAGCTGTTGGTCTTGGTGGGGCTGGTGGTTTAGGAGGAATTATGGCGGGTCTTGGAGGAGGCGACATTGCTATGTCTATAGCCGTAGGACAAATTGTTAATTATTTTAATGCTCAAAGAGCTCAAGATTTTAGACAAGCCATAGCTAATGATATTTATCATCAAGATTACAAACGATATCCTTTTGGTAGTCCAGAAAAAATACTAATTAATTTTTCAAAAGATAATATTTTTTGGTATAAAGCAGAAGCCTCTATTTTTAAATACGCTAATAGTCCTATATTGCCATATAAAAAATATAACTATATCAGATTAAATAAGGATACGCTGCCAGAATTATCCAGATTTTCTGTTAAAGTAGTTGAAAATATCAAAGATTTACTAGAGGAAAAGTCTATCAAAGAATTAACCATAGGCTGCACAGAGTTTAATGCTGTTAGCGGCCCATTGACTTATAATAATATATCGTATCATACGGATGATATTGTGGATGTAAGATTCTCATCTACAGATAGCTCTAATGTTTGTGTTGATGGTCTCTATTTTGTTCCGACTACTGGTAAATGGGTATCTTTAGCACAAAAACCTTCGATATTATGTGAGAAATCAGATTATATAACACGTAATCATGTTTTATATAATGATTTACCTGATACCGAATATAGCATTTTTAAAAATCTGTATTCAGATATTAATCAAAAAAAATTAATAATGATAGACGGAACTGTACCATTTGAGATATTTACTTTTAAGGATATTGTTCAAGTTAGTGGTCAAAATATTGCTCCAGATGCAATTATAGATGTTAATCTTATTGATGGACCAACAGGAGAAACCCCGTCCGTAACACCCACATCGACACAGCCCGATCAACCTGTTGCACCAGCGGATACTACTCCAAAATATACTACCAAAATATTAGGTAAAGCACTAATTTATAAAGATAAAAAACCGTATACTATATTAAAAGTAGATAGATTAGATATGGATAAAGCAGACTTTATTAGTCCTGATAATAATGTAATTGTAGTATTTGGATTATCGTCCTCTACAGACTTAAAGAATAATCCTGTGAACATGTATGCTTTTGAAAAAGAATCATTAAATAGGCCGCACCCGGAAGTATATAATACAACAAATAGTTATGGTTCATATGGAGATGGGTCTTACACAATAAATAAAAATATCCTATCTCAAATACCTATGTACAATAATATTGAAAAAATTGGTAACATGTTTAATAATCATAAATCAGATAGATTATTGTATAATAAAATGTTTTTTACTAAAGAACAAAGTGAACAAATTAATTCTTTAAAATATGTAGGTGCTTCTGTAGCCTATCCCCATAAACTGAATGATGTTATTACTGTTGTTGATAATAATAGTAAATATATAGTAAATAATCCAGCAAACTCAACAACTTTAGATAATTTATTAAGTAATTCTAAATATTTTTCGTTTAATAATGTTGATTTTAATAATATTCATTTAACATATATAAGAAATAATAATTTTAGAGATTCTTCGATGGTTCCGTACCCTAGTGGTTATATATCAATAGAAAATGATTATGAAGAGAAGCCGCCAATTGAAGCGACAGATATTAATGGAGATCCTATAAGTAATGAAGTTTTTCAAAATTTAATAACAAGGCTTAATTTATTAGAAAATACTAATGTAAATTTAGAGGTAGAATCAAACATAGGCGTAAATACTATTGTTGCCACAAATAAAGTCATTGAAAGTTATAATTTATCCTATATTTATAGACACTATGAATCTTTAACAGAATATAACTCTAATAAAAAAATCTCTGAATTAGCTCTTAGAGTTTTTTATCAAGAAAGAAATGATATTCTAAAACTATTAAACGAAACTAGCGATTATCAAAAAGCAAGAATAACAATAAAAAATAAAACATCTATTATCTCCGGAAAGATTGCTCGTGAAAATATTGAATCTATTACAGTATTAGAATCCGTTGTGGTTGATGATATTACAACATTTAAAGAAAATACTATATTGAAAGAAGATATTGTATCTATTACTAGAGATTTTGAACGAACTAGACATGGTATTAAGCCTCAAATTTTAGCTAAAATTAAAACATTCAGACCTTTTGATAGATTATCTCTTTTAGCTTTTCAGATAGAGTACGAATACGATAATGATAATTACTGGATAAATTTGGATCCTCATCAAGGCTGTAGTATAGCGGAAGAGCTAAGACCGAAAGTTTTGAAAAGCATAACATATGTTTGTAGACCAGCAAATTATATACAAGGAATATATGGAATGCCTCAATTAGCAATAAATAATATTTGTAATCATAAACGAGGATCCATATTGGAAAACGAAGAAGATGATCCTGATGGTATAAATTACAGCAAAGGTAGTACTAGTGGATTTAGAAGTGGGCCATATGAAACATATAAATATACTATTGGAGAAAATATAGTTAATAAAAATAAAACTAATTTAGAAAAAAAAGCAACAGCAGCAGGATTACCTATAAAATGGGAAGAAGTTACGATAAAAAGAAATTATCATATCAATGGCAATGCTGCTGGAATGGATACCATAAATAGTTATAAAGAAATTATGGTAACAGCAATAGAAACATATGATGTATTACTAAGCCCATTAGAAATAAAAGATAACAAGGCAGACAAAACCAATAGTACTCAGGATGCTGATGTGTTGGATATAGGCAATTTACCTGGTGGAGTAGGAGGTGGTGATCCGGATGATCCTTCTCCACCGCCACCAGATGATGGTAATTTTGTTTCTAGTTTGCCTCCACCAGGAGAAACAATAGGGGCTTCTGTTCCTCAAAAATCTGTTGATGGTTTTGGACTATTAACATTGGGAGGTATTAGAGCTGGTCAATCAATGAAAATATATAATGTATGCAATTTAGATAATGTAAATAATCTAAAAATAAAATTTAGAAAAATACCTAGACAATTACGCGGACTAGATATCTACAGTACTGTGTATAGATATGGTCCAACTGGTTTATTTAGACCGGGTAAAAGAAATCAAATTAGCGATATTTTGGATCCATACGAGATAGTAGAAGCGGGATCTGTTAGTGGTTCGTCTTTTCAGCCTATATTAAATAATAATATTTATTATTGGAAATGTATGGAAATAGAAGATACTAAATTAGTACCATCAACAACCCCATTGTTTTTTCAACTAATGAATGAGATGATGTATAGAACATTTTATGGATCAATAGATCGAATAGAAAATAAAGGCACCATATTAAAAAGTCAGTTTCTATGGGAAATGATACCATATGAATTTTTTACGAATACACCACCACCGAGAGAAAAATAATTATGTTTTGTGAGTTTATAAGCATAAGAGATAACACTTACAAATGCTCAAAATGTGGACTAGAGATCACTGTTGAAGATAATAATCCACCGATTTTTCCATGTTCTTATATGGATATTAGATCAGAAGAGCCAGGATTTGGCACAAAAATTAAAAACTTCTCTAAAAGCTTGGTCGCTCATGCTAAAAATAATTTTGTGTTAGCCAAAGATGAAGAAATAGAGAGAAGATTTAAAATATGCGAGAGCTGCGAATTCTTTAAAAATCAATCCTGTTTACAGTGTGGCTGTCCAATAAATAGAACACGAAATTATATTAGCAAATTAAGCTGGGATAGCGAAAAATGCCCAGTGAATAAATGGTAACTATTCTTTATCTTTTGTCCATTTATGCCAACCATTATGTGGTAAATAATTTCCATTATCATCTTTACGCTTTGGAAATAATGTGCCACCCTTTTTGTGTTGACCAAAAGCTAGAACAGCGCCACAATCAGCACATCTTAGTTCGTAGTAATCATTTCCATCAACATTTCTTACCACAAATTTAAGATTTGTACTACCACACATGCCGCATTTGGACTCACTAAAAATTTCCTGTATCAGTGCCAGTTCTTTAAAAATCTCTTTTTGTCCACTAGCCTCAAGTTCAAATTGTAGCTTATCATTAGCTTTATATAAAACTTTCATAAATTACTTCCATTCGTTTGAGTAGCCTAATATAGTTTCAGCAATACTGTCCATATTTTGTTGGTACTTGGACAATAATCTTATTATATCAACGGCTGATTCATGAGTCAAGTTATAAATATTATCTGTTTTTATACTATTTTCTTCTAATAGTTTAGTCACATTAATATTTAGTCTTTGAGCTAAAACATCTATAAAATTAATTTGTTGATTACTAATTTTATTAACACTATTTTGATCAGGATGATCTTCGATTTCTTTGGACAGTTCTTCTGCCGCTACTACTTTGCGCAATCTTAATGCTCTGCGCAATGCTCTGCCCTCGGCCCTTGTTTCTGCAACAGCAACCGGGTGATTCCTATAAACCTTGTCACAGTTACCCCAGTATACGTCCGCAGAGCCATCCACAGACACAATATTTAAACCGTTTGAGTCCTGAAGGGTTGGATTTAAACAGTATGATAGTGAGTGTATAACCGTTGCTCTTTTTTCATTTTCCGGACTAGGAGATTGAACAACCAAACTTGTTGATGATATTAATCTACAGTTTAAAACAGTTTCAAAAATACGCCTTAAACCATCCGTTGTTGGATTGCCACTAATCTTTTCATCGTCAGATAAAAGCCCTAGAACATAATCTGTCCAGTCTAAATCAGCAATTGTTGGAATTTTCTTTTCAACAATATTATCTTCAGCAACTTCATTTTTATCTTTTTTAGCCATTGGTATCCTTTATAATAAATTTCTGTTGTCCAGAAATGAGATCAGAATGATTTGTTTTTATAATCTGTAGTATTTGATCATAGATCAAAAACGCACGAGCATCAGAATAATCTTTAGTTTGTATAATTCTCAATAAGTTCCATCCTTTACCAATGATTAATCCTTCTTTTTTATTATCGTAGTTTTTATTTCTTTTTAAAGATTCTTGGCCCCACACAGGAGTGAAGTGAGATGGACCATCCACTTCTATAGCTAGATTTATACTAGGAACGAACAGGTCAATTTGCAACCTTGTGTTTACCAGTGTTTGCTCTTTATGAAACTCTACTTTATAACCATCACTTAATAGTCTTTTATGTAGATATTTTTCTAATTTTGATCCTACCTTGCTGGTGGTTCTTACTGCCATATTAGCAGATTTAAGTATGTTTTCTTTTGTGTTATCGTCTAAATTTTCCCAATTTTGTTTAGCTTTAAGCTTTCTTTTTTGTATTTCGTTGTCTTCGAGATTTTCCCATGCGTTTAATACTCCCATCCCTATTTTTTGTTTTGTGTCCTCTGATCTTTCTTTGCCTTTTGTTGGATGAGAGTGTTTGCCAGTTTTTAATGCATTTTTTTGAGCTTCGCTTTTATCTCTGATTTTTATATTATATTTTTTAGCGTCTCGTCTTATTCTATTAGCATAAGTATCGTACATAGTAGCTATATCAGCAAAGCTCTTACCTTCTGATGAATATAAAGATAATATTAGATCTTTTTTATCTTGATCAGATAGTTGGTCATACGATGTGTTGTATTTTTTCATAATCGAAATTCTCCATAATATCTAATGGTTTTTTCCAACATATACTGTATATATCATACAAATATTGATTGGTAGTTACAAAATCTAGATCAGAATCGTAAATCTTTAGCCATTCGTTATATATATTAGTTCTATTTTTTAACCACGGCATGTCATTACAATATAGTATTTTTTTATTAAGATTGGTGAAGTTCTTACTAATAATAACACTAGTTAAATCAAATAGCCATAAGTCGCCCTCAAAAAATTTAGCGTGACTCAGATGCAAGATAGGGATATTATAAGTAGTAATTTTATTACAAATACTATTAAATATAACAATATTTTTATATGGATTAGCATCTATCAATTTTCTAATATTTTGTAGCATAGAATCATGGTGTTGATCATTTTCTATATTTATAAGCATAAATCCTATATTATTTTTTATCACTGATTAATACCTTTAAAAAATTAGAATAAGACTGAAAACTTTTTGTATGTTTATATTTACTTGGTGTTAATGAATTCAGATCGTCAATATCTAGCGCTAATGCTCCACAAGCCCATGCTTCTGGAACGTAGTCGTCTGTTAATGCCAAATAATATTTGTTTTGTTTAAGAATCCTTGCCTTATCATATTCAAAAAGAAGTCCTAAATTTTGAGGATGTATTATAGAGCTATTATTAAATAATTTAATAGATAATATAGATTGTGGATAAAGATAATTATTTAAAGCTTCTGGTAAAGATTCTATATTGTCTAAAAAGCAAACTATGCTATCATATTTAGGTATAGAGTTATCGCTATAATAAATTTCATTATTAACTAATTTAGGTATAGTGATAATTTTATTTTTTGAATCAGTCTTTGTTTTCTGAATAACTCCTTTAAGATTAGGATGGTGTTCAATATATTTTGTTGTGTCATTATAAATAAAGATATTTACTGTAGTACCAAACTCATCAATGAATTGATTAATTTCATTATCTAATAATGAAGCTGCAAATATTATATGGGTAAATTTTTCTATATAATATATCCTATATAGATATCCTGTTATATTCAATACTTTTTTATTACAAAATGGAGTTGTTGATAATTCAATATTATTAATAAATTTATCATTTAATTTCTGTACAACTATTTTTGTTGTCATATAAATACTTTCGCTTTATCAAGATCTTTATAGTTATTAATTTTCATAATACTGCCTTTATTAATATAAACTTTTGTGAACTTTATATTTTTACTTAGTAAAAAATTTATTACTTCGAAAAGATACATTTGTTTAAATATATTTCTATCGCAAGTAGATAGAATATTAATCGCATCTTCATTCAAATATACAATCTCTGTCCATGGTTCATCCATATCAAAAAATAAATACTCTAAATTTTTAGACATAGAAGATCCTATAGAAAAATTGTTTTTATGTTTATGTAACATAAATATTTTACATTCTGCTTGAAGATGAGTCTTTTCTATTGTATTTTCTTTTAATAATAATCCACTACTCAAAATTAATAAATTTTTAGGTTTATATTGATCTATATATAATAATAGATTTTTAGCTTGATTCGTATTGTTATAGTCATGATTTACTAAATATCTGATTGTTCTATATCGATATAATTTGGATATAATTTTTTCAGAATCGAACCCTATATTAATGGTTATATGCGATTGTTTTGTTATTTTTTGCGCTTGCGCTATTTGATACTCAATAACGCTTAGATTTTTTCTTAATGGTAATAAACACTTTGAGCCAACAGACTTCATGCCTTTTGTAATTTCTGGAGTAATAATAAGAATATCAATCATAGTTTATAACTAAAGTATTTTGATTATTTTCTATTGTGTAGTCTTGTGTTTTTGAAAGAGCCCAATAATTATCTGTATTAATAAAAATACCATTAAAACTAGAATCAATTTTATTACATCTATAATAGTGAGCAGATTTTTGCTCAACATTTATCATATAGTTAATATTCTGTATACTATCGTACTTGGAGACATAAGCAATACTTTCATCATCTAGAATCCAAAGTAGATTTCCTGTCTTGTTTTTATTTGTTTCTAGAGCAACATGTAATGCTTTTGGAGAAGGAATATTCTCAAGAAAAGAATGAACTTTATATTTTATGAATTTTGGTAATTTTTGTTGCAGCATCTCGTGTATGTCGTAGCCGTTGCCATAACAAATAATAGTGATATATTCCGGTTTGATCGATAAAGCGTTTAAGTTTTCTATAGTATCTTTAAATGTTATATTACTAGTAATAAGAGCCAAGGAATATTTGACAATATTTTGTTGCTTAACATACTCCATCATATCTGTATCATTAAACTTATCGATATTTTCTTGATAAATATTTTTACTAAAACCATATCTACATGTGTAGTTATTAATAACAAAATAATTATTTTTTTCTACAATATTATGGATATCTTTTATAAGACTTGGTATACTAAAAGAACAAGGCATAGGATTAGAAATATTCTGAGCAAAAAGACATTTTTCGCATATGGTATTGCTCATATATTTTTTCTTTCTATTACTATAGTTATAGATGTGTCATCGGTATCTAGTGTTAAAATATCATAATGTTTGAAATCAATAAAAGTATATATAGATTCGATACTTAATAGGCTCTGTTTGTTAATAAAAAATCTTAAAAAGTCACCGGATGATATTGTTGCATTAACAAAATTATTGGCTATATCTTTAGCATTACTTATCGAGACAACCAATCTGCCAGTTGGTCTTAATTTTTCTAGTAGAACATTAAATACTACGGCATGATCTTTTTCTTGCAGATATTCTAAACAGTCTAGAATGATAGAGTCACAGGAATAATTAATGATCGAAGATATTTGATTAATATGCACAAAACCATCTTGTTTAATAGAAGAATCGACTGTTATAATTAGATTACGTTTCATATGTAAATGCTTTTCTAGAAATAGAAGTACAGATATTATTAAATTCGCTATAGAATTTGTCTATATTGTATTTATCATGTATGTATGACTGATTTTGTTTTAATAAACTATTTATATTATCCCATTGGTTCAAATCGTTTTTTAACCGATCATTAATAGTATTGTAGTCTTTTATATATGCTATATTGCTTATGGATTTGTCTATCTGACTTGATGATGTATAAACCAGTCCTCCGAAAGAAGCAGCTAATAATGCATCATATGTATCGTGTGGAATAATACATATTTTATATTGTGATAATATCTTTAATACTTCATCACCATCAGTATGCGCATCTATTAGATCACAATCGATAATAGTATTTTTAATATGTTGATATAAATTTTGTATACCATTATCTTTATTAAGATTAACTACGCATACATTTTTATTTTTATCTTTTTCATCTATTCTTATGACTCCATATTCAATATTTATATTTTTTTCTATAGTTGCTAAACCCCAAGATTTCTCTATATCTTTTGAGAAAAACAGTCTGTAAGAATTCTTTAATTTTTTGTCAAGAATTGCTTTATCTTCTTTTTTAAGAGCTTGTGGTGGTTCTTTATGAAATAATATTAAACTATTAACATGATACATTAAGCTATTTTTTATAGATGTTTGTGAATAATCTATCGGATTATCAGAGAGTAAAATAGAAAATGGTTGAGATGGCGAATCTATAATATTAATTGACTCGCACTGTAATAAAGTGGTTAAAAATAAATCTTTTTTACCATTATATAATAGCGTATTTTTACTAAAAATACTACTAATGATATTACTGGTAGCTATATTATTGAGCATATCTTCCTATAATCTCTTTTAGGTTATCGATATTTTTTATTATACTTGGTTGATCCAAGTCTAATTTTTCTTTATATTCTATAGTTCCATATTTTTTAAGATTATTTTTTTCGTATGATAGTATTGGTTCTGATTTATAATAAATAATATTTTTACCAAGACTAGACGATAAGATAGTCTGTATATTATCTTTTAAGGAAATATAGATATCTCCTGTTTTATGCGCCGATACTAGAGCATCTACATTATGGTCTATCGGCACAATGAGAATTTTATTGATAGAAAAATTAATATCAAATATTGTATATATCTCTTTTATATATTTCTGATACTGATCTAATAAGTTTTGAGTCGTATTTGGTAAGAATACTACCAAACAATAGTCTTTGTTCTGAAATTTTGTCACAAAATTAATAATCAGATTTTGTATAGTGTATTCCATAGTCGCATCGACAATTGTATAATATTTTTTATGTCTATTATAGATACCAAAATTAAATATACTAGAATTTTTGGATAATAGCTTATCATTAATTATATAATTTAGTTTCATCAAATTAGATATATTACAAGTACCCAAAATAGTTTTATCGGAATTTGTGCTATATATTAGCAGTCCATCTTGACTTATTAATTCACATTTCTTTTTTTCAATTGGAGACAATCCCGTATTGTCTAGTATCGGCCAGTAGATATTATTCTTGATTTTTGAAGTTTTTACAATTCTTGAGATAGGTAGATGCTGAATAAGTAAATCAAATTTAGAATATTTATTTTGCTCTATATTTTCAAACACGGATATTATTTCTTTATCCTTAATAGGATTTGTTCCATCGAATACGGATCTAGCTGTAATATTATGACCAAGTTCCATAAGATTATATAGCAGATTAGTTGATTCTAAACCCGCATTATTAGCTAATCTATACGGTCCTATATATAAAATATTCATGTGTTACTCTTTAAATGTGCATATTGCACAAAGTCTTCTTCAATAAATTGAGTATTAGCTCTTGCTTCTTCGGACCTATTATTATTATCAATCATCGTATTAACATAATCGTATACATTATCTATTGAATAGTTAGATATTTGTGTTGGAGAAGCATATGTGAATCCATAATCAGCACTCTGTAACATACTTAAAAATTTAGATGATGATAATAAATCTGCGTTTTTAAGATAATCATTACACATATTAATAATTTGAATAATATTTTCTTTATTATCTTTTGGTTTTGGTGGTTTTTGTAATTGACCTAATGGAGATAACCAGTTTGCTCTAAATTCTAATTGATCAAAATAATTTTCCCATAATTTAGTAATATTATCCCAATTATAAAATTTCTCTGTAAGTTGTCTAGTTTCTAATCTTTTTTTGTTTCTAATTGGAAATGGCATGTTCATATATTCTATAATAATCTTAATAAGATCATCATTATCTGGATATACTCTTATAGCTTTAGTTTCTATTTCTTTGAAATAGCTTTTGACATTAATTTTATAAGCATTCAATTTCTCTATAATATCTACCATAGCACTATAATTAACTGTGGCTATTGGTATACCGCAAGCGCCTGCTTCTACTTGAGGCATACCAAATCCTTCGCAAATAGCATATTGAACATATATATCGAATATGTTATATATGTCGCTTAATTGAGTATCAGAGACTCCATTCGACACAGATGGAAATTGAGAGCTTTTGTTCAAACATTTATTACAAATTTTTTGAGCACCACTAAAAACAGAAGGCTCTATATTTTGACAATTTTTACATAAATAAGTGAATATAACATTATTTGCTATATTATATTGACTTAATAATTCTGGTATATCCCATCCCATATCTGGATATGTGGTATGTAAATATAGATAGATCTTTTGTTTAGATTGCTCTGATTCAAGTATGGATAATATCTTACGCAACGAATTAAACAGCTCAGGGATTAGCTTGCGTTTTTGATTTCTCATTACGGACCCAAAAATAAAAGCATCCTCCGGTATACCAAATTGGCGTCGTAAAGACTTTGTATCTTTTATATTAAAGATATCGAGATTGACCCCTGGACTTGTTGTGCTGATATATTTTATTTTATTGTTTGTTTGTTCTTTTAGAACTTTTGCCCCCCAATCGCTATATGTAAAGATGGCATCTGTAGATAAAAATATATCGATCCATTCTTCTTGTTGTGGTGCTGAATCTACAGTTGGCATCAAAATATGATGAAAATAACTTCGTAATGGGGATATGGATTGATATCCTGTCATCCAAAAATCTCTAACATCAACAACAACATCTGGTTTAAAATCTAATAATACTTTTTCAAATCTCCATCGACCAAACTGATTATCTGTTCTAGACATATACTCTTTATATCTAGGATCACTATCTCTAACAGCATTGGCATAATATATCCAATCTATGTTCTTATCTCTTGGATCATTAACCATACCATAAGAAGCAAACTCTGCAACTATATACTTATTTGTTTTATGCCATCTAGATAAAATTTCATATGCATATTTTCCAAAGCCAGAATTAATAAAACTTGCTTCGGAACACATCAATATCTTTAGTTTAGATTTTTCCATATATAATAGAATAAGGGGGATATTTCACCCCCAATATTCTATATATTTCCTATTTGGTTTCAGAAAGCAACAGTTTCGGACTCTTCCGACTTAATTCTGCTCAACTTGGTAATCTTAGAAAAGTTATTAACTCTAACCTTTAGACTACTATGCTTAACACCATCTTTTTCCCATGTGTCATTTCTTAAGGAGCCTTCAACCATCACCAAGTCGCCCTTCTTCAAGGACTCAGCAATAGTTTCGGCGCCGCTATCCCATGCCTCGCAGTTAATAAAAGATGTGATCCTGTCTTTTTCTCCATTAGCCTTAACATAATCTCTGTTAACAGCAATAGTAAAGTTGACAACGCTTGTTTGCTTTCCATTAGGATTAACAACGCGTAGTTCCGGATCTCGTGCTAAATTACCCTTCAACAAAGTGATATTCATAATCAAACTCCTAAAGTTAAAAACGCCACAACTATACATATTATACCAAGACGGCGTCGATTGTCAAGATCTTGGTATAAAACATTTCTCCACTATAAAAGAATCTTTTTTAGAACTTTTATTACCTAAGAATATTAGTACATTACCATCGAATAGATAGTTACGATATTTTGATAATTGCTCAGGAAATAATATTACTGAGTCTAGTGATGCAAATTGATCCTCTATTGTGACAAAGGCCATTTCAGCCCCAGGATTTTTGCCGTTTTTTGTTTTGACAAAGTTGATGGAACTAATTTCTCCTGCTAAAATAATATTTTTTGATGCGTTGGTAGTCTTGAAAGCTTTACAATCACAATTTGTCATACTAATATCATAAGAATCTATCTTAAAACAAGTTATAGAGGCCCCTAATAAAGCATTTTCTGTATCAGATAGCCATTCTATTTTATCATCTAATGAATATGGCGGATTGTTATATAAATTGATAAGATTTTGTATGCTACTTTTTCGCTTAATATTAATTTTATTTTGTGTCAATAAACCATGTAAAGATTGTGCAATAGACGACTTTTCCAAGTCTAATAGATCTAATTCTCTAGAAGTTAATTCAGATATTATATCGTATTCAAATAACATTTTTGTACGGGTGATATTATGATGATCTAAAGCGCCACATGATATTAATGCTTTAGCTGCTGTGGAATTAATTTTTGTTAAAACTTTAACTAAACATGTATTCCAAGATATATTATTTATATCTAAGTCTTTAATAATAGTTAATAATTTATCATAAACAGAATAACCGACACCCTTAATATCGGTAAGACCAAAATATATTTTATCATCGCTAATAGTAAAATGCTTATTAAGCTTTCTTACATCAGGAACACATACAATCACATCCATTTCTGTTGCATTACGTATTAGTTCTTTTATTTCTTTTTGAGGATCCATTTTATCTTTTGCAAATTTAAGGTATGATGCAAAAAATACTTTAGCAAAATGAGCTTTTGCATAAGCCGAAGAATATGCATTCATAGCATATGACACAGCGTGGCTTTTGTTAAAAGAATATCTTTGACTTTTTTCAATCCAACTAAATATTTCGTCTATTTCTTCGTCGTTGACTATATTCAGTTTTTTAGCACCATCCTTAAACTTTACCCTGATCTTAGCCATTTCTTCTGGCTTCTTTTTGCCAATTGCTTTACGCAGCATATCTGCCTCTTGTAGATCAAAACCAGCCACCGCTTGCGCGATTTGCATGGCCTGTTCTTGATATATCATCTCTCCATAGGTTGATTTTAATGATGGCTCAAGGGATGGGTGAAAATAGTCTAAGCTTTCTTGACCATTCTTTTTGTCTATATAATGATGACTAATACTTTTACCATCTCTATAAGCTTCCAAAGATCCTGGCCTCATAATACTAATTAGGGCAGATAGTTGTTCTATATTCTCTGGTTTTAATTTTTTAGCCATACTAGAACCTAACCTTGATTCTAGTTGAAATACACCCTTGGTATTACCATCTCCGATCATAGACCATGTTTTTGAACAATCAAGATTAAGATCGCTCAACTTACCTGTAAATTCTATTTTTGGAATTCCTTCTGAGGTATATTCCAAAACCTTGAACTTACATCCACAATCAAAAGTAAAATATTGAGTCATTTCAATTTTTTGCAAGAGCAAAGGCGTTTCTGAATTTTACCTTATTCGATAAATTTCTATGTAATTTCATAAACCTTATCAAAATATCAGCTGTTGCCCTAACATCATTTAGAGCATCATGAGAGCCACTATTTCCTAATCCTAAATATTCTCTAACATTATCAAGTGTATAGTTTTTAAGCTCATTATTACCTTCAAACCAATAAAAAATAACGTTCATTAAGTCAATAACATCTCGTGGATAAAATAGAGATGTTCGTCCCTCCTTATTGACATTATTATATTTTATGCTTAATCTATCTATAATTCTTAGATCGAATCTATTAATATTATAGCCAGCAGCAATAGGAGCTGTAAAGCAAGATTTTTTATCAGATCTTATATGATATTTTTCCAAATATGATACAAACATTTTCCATCCACTGTCTTGTTTCTGGAAAGATCTCCAATCTTCTAAGATTTTTGTTTTATCACATCCTCTAACTTTGGCATGAAAATCCAGAACATCTGAATCATCATATATATATTCTGGATTATCTTGTATTGCTTGGGGCTTTAGATTGATATTAAATTCTGAATCTTTGATTATTTCTAATTTATAAGGATCGATAATAACAGCAGCGATTTGAACGGGGCTACAAATATCGGGATTAGCCCCGTCCGTTTCTAAATCGAATACACAAATTTTTTGTAAATTAGCCATTAGTCTCCACAACTGTGTTTCCTGGGAAAAAAGTCCTTTGATTACTATCTTCTAGAACGTGACAGTTCACGGTTCTGCAACAACTGACACGAACCTCGGCGATTTTGACATAGTTAATATTATTAACCTTGAATATTTCGCCAGCAGCAACTTGATCTAAAGTTTTTGTTAGCATTTATAGTTCTCCGTGTTTTAAATATTCTGATACTGACATAATTTTATCCAAATATGCGATACCCAATATGTCAAATTTTATTAGACCCAAACTCTCTAGATCGTTCATCTCCATGCCAGCGATAAGCTGATCATTTCTGTTATCATAGACCATCGGGCATAAAGACGCAAGGTCTTGAGTACCTATTATTACACCAGCAGCATGTTTGCTTTGATTAGATTTTGTTCCCTCCAATCTTATTGCCTGTTCAAATCTTTTAGATAGAGGCCCAGATAAAGTCCCGTCCTCTTCAGATATATAGCACCATTCTTTTAGTTTATCCGTATTATTTTCTAGAGCCCATCTGATAATAGATGCTTCTCCAGTATCTTCTTTCATTTCTTGAAGCTCGTCCGCTATCTTAGCTTCGTCAGGAATAAACTTAGTAATAGTATTCATCTCTTCGAAACTAATATTACCATATACTCGCAATACGTCTTTTAGTGCCCCTCTACCTTTCATAGTATTAAAAGTAATCATTTGAGATACTTTACTGTGTCCATATTTATTTTTTATGTATTCTAATACTTGTTCGCGTTTATCGATTGGAATATCTATATCAATATCTGGCATAGAGATTCTATCTTTAGTATTTCTACCAGCATTATAAAATCTTTCGAATAATAAATCATATTTCATGGGATCAATATCTGTGATACCAACAAGGTAAGAAACCAGACACCCAGCCCCACTTCCTCTGCCCGGTCCAGGTAGCCAGTTATTATGTCTAACATGGTTGACTATATCTTGCACAATTAAAAAATAACTAGATAAACTAGCACCTTGTAATATATCTAACTCATATTTTATTCTATCTACATAAACTTGATGATCATCCTTTGGAATATTTGGAATGATTTTATTTTTCCATCCAACTCTACACAATTCCCTTAAAAATTCATCAGGATCATAGTTTTCTGGACAATCAAAATTAGGCAATTTTGGAGCAGATAAGATGTCGAACTCTTCTATTAAGCTATCGACAAAAATTGTATTTTCTATTTCCTGTGGACTATGTAGGTTCGTCATCTCTTCTGGAGATAGGATATAATATTTATCACTTTTAAAGAAGCACTCCATAGGAATACTTTGATTATTAATTAATTTAGTATTAATATCAGATAGTGTTGTTTTTAAATTATTGCAAAGAAGAATCCTTTGGTCTATAGCGTCGTCTTGTTCGCAATAATGAGCATCGGGAGTAGATACTGCCTTAATTTTACTTAATTCGGATAGTCGCCTAATCGTTTCTGTTAAATAGACTTGTTCTTTTAGATAGTCTTTATCGAATAATTGTGTTTCCAAATAAAAATTATTATCACCGAATATAGTTTTCATATTGTCTATAAAAGAAAGACCATTAGAAATACTATTATCCTGATCTTTTAAGATAATATCCGATAGGGTCGATCCCAAATGACCACAAACACCTATTATGTTACCATCTAGTAATTCTGATAATTTTTTGATACTTAGTCTTGGCTTATGGTAAAAATAATCTGGCCTATTTGATTCCGAGACTATTTTGATGAGTGTTTTCCAGCCTTTTAAATTTTTAGCAAGTACGAGAAAATGCGACAAGGAAGCATTCTCTTTTGTTTGTATTGATGGATCATCTTCACAAATATATAATTCGCATCCAAGAATAGGTTTAATATTCTTAGATCTCATTTTCTGATAAAACTGTACCGATCCAGCAATATTACCATGATCTGTTAAGGCGCATGATTTTATGCCCAGTTTGGCACATCTGGTGGCAATTTGCTCTGGTCTATTTAAGCCATCCAATAATGAAAAATGAGAATGACAATGTAGTACTGAATAAGTCATACGGTTCCGGGTGCTTTGTAGGATCCAAAAGAATGATTCGGGTGCTTGTACATACTCATTGTAGCATCGATCCCGTAAAGTTCAAGGTCGTGCTTCACTTGTTCACATTTTGTCATGATCGAATCTTTTTGACATATTTGTCCATCCCTATACTCTTTCAATGGCTCAATATTAGTATTAGCAAATGTAGTCTTACCAAAATGACATAATTTATTACACATCCAACTTTTATTCAATCGTGGTCGTTTAGTTTGTTTAATGATTTCAAATTTTTGACGTAACATATTTTCAGTATCGGCAAGATCGCTATCATGAAAAACCATAGAAAAAGGACCACCATCATTAATAAAATATATGGAAAAAATAACATTCTCTATATGAGGATACAGTTTTTTAATAGCATAATGATAGATTTTGAGTTGAGGATCTTTTTCTAATTTTTCTTGTGTTTTTTCTTGTCCTGTTGCCCAATCTAGTCTTCGTCCAGTATTATGTGTTGGAATATAATTTTCTGTACACAGATAAGTATTGTCTGGACTGTCTACGGAAATGCATTGAGTTTTTTGTATAATCGATTCTTCTATTTTAGAAACTCGTCTAACCCTAGATCTTCCAGATCCCCAATTTACATCCACAAGTTCTTTTTTCCTGCTCAATAGAAAAGGATTAATGTCAATTGGACGAAACGAAATAGGATATATGATTACGTTTTTTTTGTAATTTGTATCTCTTTTAATACACGCTTGATTCGGTCTTTGCCCAAGGGTTAAAAGTAGGTCTTTAACATCGTCGGATAGTTTTTTATTACAAGAAGTAAACACAGTTTGTTTTCTAATTGGATTTACATTTCCGTCTGTATCCATCAAACCCCTTAGTAAGTCTAGCCTTTGTTGAAAAGATGCTCTCAAATAAATTTTTGGTATATGTTTATTATTCAATAGATTTAAAGATTTTAGTATTTTTGTCACATTTAGGATCGATACTGTCTTATTTTTTGATCTTTTATCATTTTGAATTTTTCCTAGCTCATAACCTCTTGCTTGTATTTCTTCAAAAATTTCAGTATCATTGCCACTAATCTCGCAGCCTCTATTTCTTCCGTCTCCTAACCAGACTCCTAATAGATAAGGATCTATTGGTAGGGATTGTTCATTACATTTTAATGGTTTTGTCACATTAATAGTATCGCCAATAACTAGATCCTGTATAGATACCGTTTCACCATTAGATAATTTCCATAAATGCTCATCGTCACAAATTACCGATGTTTTGTCATCAAAAGTTACTCTGAAACATTTTTTTGTTTTGACTTTTGATTTTCCAACAACGCGACATATATTACCGTATTGATCAAAGACATTACATCCCACATTTATATCTGCAATTGTTGTCCATCCGTCAAGAGTAGGTAATTTTGTATCTAATGGCAATCCTTTCCAATCTATGACCTCAATAGTATTATCATTAGCCAAAGTTATAAGATCTATAGTGCCTTTTAAGCCCAAATATCCATCTAGTTTTTGATTATTAATATTATACTCGTATTTAGCCCATGGTTTTTCTATTACCAAATCAAAGTGTTGTTCTGGTCTAAGAATGGTGCGATTTCTAGGATCAAACATACCGCCATTAAATTCTATAGCCTTGTAAACCCAATTATAGCAGTCCTTATAATCTTTTAGAGTCCAAGTATGATGACTATTAGCGGTACTATAATGCTTGTATACTTTTTCTATTATGGTATTAAGACTATAGTCATTTATATCTATAAGACCTAAGAATTCGTCATCATTTATATGAGATAATTTATCTTGCTGACCTTGTTTGATCATGGCAAGAATTTCTAAAACTTTATGGACTATTGTTCCTTTATCCGCCTTTTGTCCACTTGGGCCCCTCCATCCTAGTACATATTCAAAAAAATATTGTTGTTCGCACATAGAATGGGCATTATAAGACGAACTACGGAAATAAGTTATAATCATGATATCCTATTATTGTGGTAGTACATTAAAATGTAACATAAGTTTTTTAAGTTTATCATATTGCTCTCTAACTGTCATATGTTCATTATTAATGATAGCATTAAAATTATTCCAATCATATCTGCAAGCATCCAATATTGATTCGCTAATATGTTCTGATTTGTGTGGATTTCTATTTAGTCGAAATACTATTCCTCCATTATTTTTTATAGCTTCTATTTCATTAGGAAATCTACAATCAGAAACTATAACAACTTGAAGTTTACTCTTTTTAATTTTATTGATAAGAGCATTTACCCAAATATTATTATTTAATTTTCTAAATAAGTCCGTGCCTATTAATTGCATTAAATCTCGTGCTGTTAGTTGCTTATCTTCCCAATAGGCATCAACTAGTTCATTCTTATTATGATCTTCGCCATAACACTGAGCATATGATAATCCAAACATGTTCATGCATATGTCTTCTTTCAATGGGTCTGCAAAGTTATATATTTCAACATCAGAATATCCATTAGATAATAATAATCCTTTTAAAAATTCTGAACAAATAGTTTTGCCAGACTGTTTACGTCCAGAAAATGCTATAATTTTGGTATTCATTAGTACTTATCTCGTATTTGTGGTGAAATAATTTCTTTTACTTCTGAGACGGTCATCTCGGCAACATCAGGATGATCAATATCTATTTTATAGACATTATATGTTTTCGAACATTTATCATAAATTTTTTCTGATGCTTTTTTGCCAGCTTCATCATTATCCATTAACATATATATACTCATAGCCCCGGATATATCCAATAATAGTTTTTGTTTGTCTTGTAGCACAGATCCGAATAGGGCTACGCTATTATGTATTCCTGCCTCTTCAAGTCTCCATACATTGCCGGGACTTTCTACAAGAATTATACTTTTACTTTGTTGTATATAGTCTTTCGCATACCATAAATTATATAGATATTCTTGAGTCTTAAATCCCTTATTATGCTTCCATTTAGAGTATTGCCATAAATAGTCATCTTTTGGACATAATGCGTCTAAACTATGATAGCCCTTACATTTTTCGCAGGAGTCGAACAGACTTCTTCCAGAACATCCTACCATATGTGAGTGAGAATCGTCATAAACAGGAACAACTGCCCTTTGGAACATTTCTTTTTCACGACTGGTGCATTCTCCAACATCATATTTGATTAATATATCTCTTGAAAATCCTCTATCCAAAAAGTATTGTGATGGAATATCTAGATTTTTAATAATAGTGGCTCTTGACACCTTTGGTGATTCATCTTTTAGTCTTATATCAGACTGTATATGATTGATAACATTAACAAAATTATTTTTTTCAACCTCTTTTTTATTGACTTTAATATTATCAGGATTTTTCTTACTAAACTTTATTGCATATTCAACAGCATCATTAAAAGATACTGTCGAATCTCCTGGTCCTGTCCATCCATTTTGTTTAGACAAACAGCCTCTAATAAAACCAATGATAGATCCTTTGAATGTTTCTTCGCATTGATGAGTACGACACTTCCAGTTTCCCCTGTATGAGTCCCCTTTATAATATAAGTTACACGCAGAGTTGTTATCTCCTCCGTGTATAGGACATCTCATGGCAATCATACGATCAAATATTTTATAGTCTGTGATATTTAGACTATCTAATAGATTATCTATATCTTCGCATAAATAATCGGACAATACTTTTAGTTGTTGCTGATTATATGAACGGGATTTCTTGATCGTCATCATTGTTCTCGTCATTAACAATAAATCCTTTATCTGTGTTAGTATTATTATTTACTAATTCCAATCTAGTCTTACCTTCTTCAATTTTTGCGCACCAGCCCTTCATATGACAATTAATATAATCATTATCATCTAAACCACCACCATGTCTACTAATAATAGGAACAAGTTTTCTATTACCATTATTTGGGCCATCTTCTGCAATTTCTTCATCGCTTTTTCTTTTGAAGATTGTAAAATTACTACATAGCCATATAATTCTATCTGATCCGCTAGCAGTATCTGTTGTTTCTTTTGTTATTCCATCTCTATTTAATTGAATAAATCCAAGAATCGGAACTTTATATCTGACAGCAAAATTATGCAAACTAGTCATCATAAAGCCTAGAACTTGGTATTCTTTAAGATCTTGACTAATTCCTTGACTATCCATAAGTTTTAGATAATCGTAAACTATAACACAATCTTTTGCTGTGCCGTCTGGATGCAATCCAACCTCCTTTACTAACCATCGTCTCATTATAGCCAATTGCTCTTCAAATGGTTTACCAGCTATTGATTTATAGTAAAGTTTAGCGTTTTTTAATTCTTGTTGAGCACCAACTAATCTGGTATTCTTATCCGGTGATTCAAAAGCTTTCCCAGTTTCTATATCATTAATTTCTATTTCTGTCATCATAGCCAATAATCTATTTAAATGATCATCAGTACTCATTTCTGTATCCATATTCAATACAGGAATTTTTACATTCTTAGCTATGTGTAACCCTATATTATCTGCCAGAAGCGTTTTACCGGTTTTTGGTCTTGCTGCTATGATACTAACGGATCCTTTTCGTAAACCACCCCCTATAGCGTTATCATAAACGTGAAACCCTGTCGATATACCGACTTGATCGATTGGATTTTCTTTAATATTATTGATATAATCATCGACTATATTAGCAACACAAACAGGATTATTATCTGTATCATTTAATAGAGTTGAAAAGTTAAATATACTATCTTCTGCTAGTCCTATAATAGATGATATTGGCTCATTGCCACTAATATCTAGTAATTTTTCTTTAGCATTTTCCAGTTGTTCCCTTAAAAGTCTAGCGATTTGTAGTTTGCGTATTTTTGCAGCAAACTTTCTCACGTTTTCAAGATTAACAGGAAAATCAATAATAGCTTTTAAATGTTGTGTCTCATTCTTTTGAGATAGAATATGACTAAAATTTAATGATTGGGAAGTTGATAATATCGATGCTATATCTATAGATGGACTATGATCTTTCTCACAGATTTCTTTTATAACCTGAAAAATCATAGCATTACTATCAACAGTAAATGTCGATGGCTGTACAATATCGGCAATATCTAAATATGCATTTTCACCATATTTACATATACCAGACAATACCGCTCTCTCTGCGGCAGGATCACAAAGTATCATTTCATCTCACCCAGCGTTTGTCGAACAGTTATTACATTTATAGCGCGAAGGACTGTCATGCACAAGAGCTGGATTTATATTCTCTGTTTTTCCACAAACTCTGCACTTCACAGATATTGGTTCGTATTCTCTTGTTCGTGCAACCGGCGGATGTTTTGCTAATTTTTCATCTATTAGCTTATCATCTTTATGCATATTGAATTCCATCATTTTTTCAAATTTATTAACAGAGGACACTTGCGATGTCCTTTTATTCTTCGTTTTAATTTTACTATTGAAAGAAGGCTCTTCTGTTGAAGCTTCCGTCTCTTTTTTACTTTTTGATTTTGCTTTAGTTGGTTTTTGTTCTTGTTTTTCTTCGTTAGGCAGCATAGCTTGTAATAAAGAAATTAGATTTTTTATCTGATCAGGATTATTTAATAAGTCTTTAGGATCCATGTTTAGTTTTACTCTTTTGAATAGATAACATAATATCAGATAGATTTTTTATACTATTGGCTAAGTATTGTAATCTATCACTACGTTGTTTTGCGTATTTTCTAATACTATTAAGTCCTGTGGCTTTTTCGTTATGTTTTATAGCTTGTATAGATTTCTCTATATATCCATATCCTTTATAGTTATTTATTTCGTCAGCAATCACTTCTTTGATACTTTCTTCTGCCCAATTATATCTAGCAAGTTCTCTATTTAAACTACGCTGTAAATAAAAAGCAAATTGAGATAGTCTATAAGATATTTGAGCACAATCTTCAGGATTAAGCTTCTCTATTTCATCTCTACTCATTGATGTATAGGTATTGATCTCTTGTGAAGATATTACGGATGCAGAATATTCCGATAATCCAATAGATGTTTCATACTCATCTAATATCTTATCCCAATATTGTAATTCTTCTTTTGATGTTTTATTGTTCATGATTTATTCTATTTATCCATTGCTCTTGATTTTCATTATAAGGCAATTCTATATAACGAATATTATTATTGTCGCACCATTCCTTTTTTTCTCTATCTTTTTTTTGAGCTTTCAAAAAACTCATTATATTTCCGTGATAGAATGGTATAAATTTATAGTGTTGTTCACCATGAACTTCGATACATAATTTTGATAACGGTATATAAAAATCCAAATATAAGGTTTCATTTCTTTTTAAGGGTATTGATACTTCTTCAAGAATTTGTAGTGTAGGAAATAAGTCTATCAATAGACCCCTGGCAAGTAGATGATACGACGACTTATGTGCTATTCTACCTTTGGCGATGTGTCCAGTCAAGTGCCAAGATACTATATCGCCATCTAAATTCACAACATCCATCACTTTGTGATACCTAATATACTTTTAATAGAACTTTCAACTTCTTTAGCAATATCCGGATTTTCCATTAGAAATAGTCGTACTTTTTCTGCTCCCTGAAATTTATGGTTTTCTTTGGCTGTTTTAACTGTATACCATGCCCCGCCTTTATTTATAACTCCGACGTCTGAGGCCAAATTAACAAGCTCCGTGAGTTTATCTATGCCTTCGTTATATCGGATAAAGCTTTTTGCTACTCCACCTGGAGGCCCAAGAGCAGAACAAATAACTTGCCACTCAACCTCTTGACCTATCTGTGTATCATCTGCTCCTAAAGACCATGGTTTAGAACTTTTTGCTCGTAATTTAATATCGGTTTGATAGGCGATACCTTGTCCGCTTTTCTCCTTAAATTCCGCTCCATATCCTGTTGGGTTGCCCATTAAATGAGTAATACCAATTACGATATTTTTATTAACAGGAATAACGTTAGAAACTTTTCTACAGAATTTAGCTAATAGTTTTGCTCCGTCTGCTCTTTGCATTTTATCCATATCGCTAGTAATTTCTGCTTCTGTACATAATGCAGAATAGGAATCTATGATAACTATCGACCCGGGAATCTCATTGATGATTCTCTCAGCTATTTGTAAATATTCTTCAGCGTGTAAAATTTTTCCTTGTTGAGATCCTATGATATGAAATCGAGTTAAGTCCAATCCTTTGATACCTAATAGATCTCTTTGTTTTAATCTACCTTCGATGTTTAGATAGTACACTTCTCTAGGACTCTTTAGATCTCCTTGATATTCTGGTTTTTGTGCTGTGGTAGCAAAATCCAACGAAGATAACGTTTTTCCACATTTTGGTTGTCCAGTAAATATTACGAAACTACCTTCCGGTATACCGCCACCTAGAACTATATCTAGGGCTGGACTAATTGGGATAGTCAGTATCTTTTTTTCTACTAGCGAGTTACCGGATAGTATAATATCATCTCCAAAATTTTTTATTATATCTTCTTTAAGACTCATTGTCTATGTCCTCTAAAATTGAAAGTATATTTTTGGTTTTACTAATGTTTGTTTTGTGTTTTTTATTCAAAGATCTATCTATAGTTTTGGAAAAATCTTTATTCTGTGAATCTATAAGTTTCTCGTAGTGTTCTATTATAGGAATAAGAAAAGGCGCTCGCAACGAATATGTATTTGCTGTTTTATCATCTTGTAAAGCCTTGACTATAGCCAAAGGATTATACTTTTTTACCAATTTGTTTGCTGTTGCTATTTGATTTCTATAGTATGCAGACCATTCCTTGTTAACCCAAAATCTATAATGTAAATCCTTTTTGTCAAATTTTGCTTTTTTTTCACAGATTAGTTCTACGATATATTGAGCGGCAGACACTTCTTTATTATTAGAATAACGAGATATGAATTTCATTTACTAAATGGTCTAAATATGTGCTCTGTGGAACTTTTTTGAGATGCAAATTTGATTCTATCATGATCATTCATCATAGAAGCTTCCTTGGTCATAATAGCGACACTATTTGTTCTTTTAACAGCTGTTTGGTTTATCATAAGGTCTTTAGCTGTTGGAGGTTGTTTAATTAAATTTTCTGATTCTATAATACTTTGAATATTATCGACAGACAGGTTGATCTCCGATGATATCTGTTCAGCATTCAATCCTTGACTAAATAAATATTTAATAGCATAGATACTACTTTTTGATAATTTACTCATTATAATCTTTCCCTTTCTGCTCTATTGAGCCAAGCGTTGTTGCCTGTTGATAAAAATTTTAAGTAATATGAGAATACAAGACTATTAACAGAAATAAACTTGTCTGTTGGTCTAACAACATTATCCAAAAAACTATAGCTTTTTTCAGTATCAAACTTTGATAGAGGATTGAATAACTGATTATTATTAGATACTTTAATATGATAAGACATATGATTATTTTTTTCTATAATCTTGGCAAGCGTTTTGGTATTTTCTTCATGCGTTCTACCATTTCCTTCATTATCCACGAATTCTGCATGATTAGCATGACAATAAAAATATTTATTGGATTGAGAATTATTAGACGTATGAGCACTGGGACTAAATATAAAATTCTTATCCATCTTTATTTTCCTTAGATTGAGCGTTATTGGCAGCAAGACCCATACAATTTTCTATATAGTCAAAAAATAATTTCAAATAATCATCATGACTATTGCCAGAAGGCACAGGAATATAGTAATTATTATTACATATAGCTTTTGATTGTGGCAATGATGACTTCGGATCATGTTCCAAAATATTTGCTGTTATACTAATAAATATCTCGTGTTTTGCATCAGTTTGTTTCTTAATTTCATACATGTCTTTGAAGATATAGTCATAATCAGATAGATCGATATTATGATCTTTATTGAGTTGTTCTACCTGACTCTTAATGAAGGTCTCATTTTCAGGCGACCATTCTGGTAAAATACTTTTAATATTATCTTGTTCCATATACTATTATGTCCATTTAGGTTTAATTCCTTTCGGTATTCTGCTCATTCCTTTTGGTAATGGTTTAACCGATTGATCTTTATAGGCATTGTGCTTATTATATAGCTCTTGCTTTTGATCATTGCTCATCTTATCTCTATTTCTATTTGCTAGATCGCCAACAGTTTTTAATTCGCTATCATGTTTTATAACTGATCCTTGTATGGAACCTATATCATCATGATAGCTTCTTGCAGTATCTTTAGCGTAGCAAAAAAGACAAACTGGTGTCGGATTATAGTCTTTGATATAAAAAAATAGCTCAAATTTTTTATTGCACTGATTACAACAATAAGTATACGTTGGCATTATTTCAAATCTCTTTGAGCATCTTTTAACCAGGATATGTTTTTTGTCTTTAAAAAAGTTATGTATTTTTGAAATACTTGCGGCGTAACCTCTCTAAATATCCATTCTGTTTTACATACTAAATTGATAAAAGATAAAGAATTTTTTTCTTCTATGGGAGATAGAATCTTTTTCGGATTAAATATCTTAGAGTTGGGATCTAGTTTGATATAATAACGACCATATGATTTATTACTGTCTTCAAAATGTTTTGGTCTTTTAGTAAAGACAACTTTTGCTACAGCATCGTTCATATGCTCATCATATAGTCTTGGATATCCATCCTGATCTACATAATCTTCGGATCCAGACAAACAATAAAATTTATCATTACTATTATCTAGTTGTTTTGTATTAAAAATAGCCATCTATATATTTTATCCATTCTTTTTGATCTGAGCTACTACCATATATAGTATGTAACTCCTTCGCTAAAGGCAAGTATCTTGGCTCATAAAATGGTTTTTTGGGGATATTTAGTAATTTCATGTTTGCTTGTTCCGGAGTTTTATTAGATTTTTTTCTATTGCATTTGACACAAGCGGTTGTTATATTTAGCCAATTTGTAGCATCTTTTTTATCTGGATAGAATTGGCTTTTTGGAATAACATGATCATAAGTCAATTCATTATGATTAAATCTTAAACCACAATATTGACAAGTATGATTATCTCTAATAAATAGATTTTGTCTAGAAAACTTTAGTGATCTATTGTAGATATTAAAAAATCTTACGGTTTTAGCAACCAATGGTACTTTAAATTGTTTATTATTAGTACCCTGAATAAATTTATCTTTATAATATTCGAGTATTTCTATTTTAAATGTTGGACTATTTTCATATTTAATAGACCATACAATAGCTTTTTGCCAACTAATAATTCTTAAAGGTGAATAGTCAGCATTCAATAATAAGCACTTACTATTTTCTGCCTTGTTCATAATTGTCTAATTTTGCTAAAATTTTTGCTATTATAGGATTACGAATAATATCATTATCGGTTAGTGTAGAAATACCTATACCGTCTACATCTGATAGATTTTTTATCATTTCATAAAAACCACCCTGTAAATGTCTAGCAAGATCTGATTGCGAAACATCTCCAGTTAATACCATTTTACTGTTTTGACCAATTCTTGTCAATAGCATTTTTAATTGTTCATAGGAAGCATTTTGGCATTCGTCTGCTACTATGAAACAATCATGAAAATTTCTTCCTCTCATAAATCCTAAAGGCACAATTTCTATCTTATTATTTAATTTAAGGGTTGCGTTCAATGCTGGACCAATAAAATAATTTATCTCATCTTCTATAGGTAATAGATAAGGAAATAATTTTTCTTCATATTTACCTGGAAGATAACCTATTTTTTCTCCTGCTTCAACAACAGGTCTTGTTATAATGATTTTTTTAATTTTATCTTCTAATAAATGCTCCAATGCCAAACCAACAGCACAGTGAGTTTTACCACTACCAGCACTGCCTTGACAAAAAGTAATAGTGTTTTCTATAATAGATCGTATATATTCTTTTTGATTTTCTGTTCTTGGTTTTAATCTATTCCTAGATGATAGTCTTGTATTATCTTGATTAAGGGGCGAATTTGTGAGATCAATAATTTTTTCTTTTCTAGTGCTACCATTTTTTTTCTTTCTCAAGTTATGCCCTTTATAATAAGTTATATTAATAATGACATATTAATATACACCATATATTATATTACAAACGACTTAAGATTAGGCGCTTTCCATCCTTCTGGTTTTAATACTTTGCCATCTTCTCTCTTTTTTACTTTTCCTGTAATAGGATCTACTTTAGCAAAATTAGTTTTCATTACTTCGTCCCATGCTCCTTGAGCATTACTACCAGTGCTATTTATAGCTCCTGCTGTAACCACAATAATATCTATTAAAGCATCTAATATTTCTACTCTATCTGTGTTGTTTATGGCCTCTTTAAGCTCCGAAACTTCTTCTTGTATAAGGGTGTAATACATATCAAATTGAGATTGATTCCACTCGCATACTGTTTGATCACAGGCTACCATAAACTTGGTTTGGTCTTCAAACACATTACCCATATTTAATATCCTTTATATTAAGATTCACAGTTTGTACAAGCTAAAATATTACGCGCTAGTTCTTGTGCTGGATTAGCACTTCGTTGATAATAAAAAGTTTTGATTCCTAATTTCCATCCTTCTATAAGAAGATCGCTTACTTGTTTTGGTGGTATGTCTGGCCCAATCATTAGATTTAAAGATTGAGATTGATCTATATATTTTTGTCTTTGAGATGCTTGAATAATAATCTCTTTCTGACTAATTTCACCAAATGTTTTAAATACTTCTTTTTCATTATCTGATAAGAATTTTAGATGTTGAACAGAGCCTCCTTTGACTAGTATACTCTTCCAAACTGTCTCATCGTTTTTATTATATTTTTTGAGAGTTTCTTTTAGATGAGGATTTTTATATGTGAACTTCCCTTTTGCTAAATTCTTCACAAAATAATTACTATTCAATGGTTCTATACTAGGACTAACTTGTCCTAATATAAAACTACTACTAGTTGTAGGAGCGATAGCTAATGTTGTGACGTTTCTACAACCATATCCTTCGAGAATAGGAGCCTCTCCGAATTTTTCTGCTAATTCTCTTGATGCCTTGTCTGATCGTTCTCTAATGGTTTGCCACATATTAGCATTAATTAGTTTAGCTTGCATACTTTCAAAGCTTATCATTTTGCTTTGAAGATACGAATGCCATCCTAATACTCCCATACCTAATGCTCTATGATTTAAGGCAAAGTTTCTAGCGCTCTTCATGAAACGAATATTTTCTGTTTTATTTATAAACTCTTGGTTAACACTATCTAAAAAGTAAATAAGAGTTTCGATTGCGTCTGTTTGTATAATTTCATCCCAATGAAGCAGATTAAGCGAGCTTAGAACACAAACAAAACTATTATTTTCGTCTGATGCTAAACTAATTTCTGAACATAGATTACTACTATTTATTTTTATATTCTTGTCTTTATAAGCTTGTGGAGCATTATTATTTACAGTATCATAAAAGAATATGTATGGGTATCCACTCTCAAATCGTTTTTGAATAATTTTGGCCCAAATTTTTCTTTTATGTTTGTCTCCTTCGACCATACTATTCATCCATTCATCAGTGATGGTAACGCCAATACTCATATTTTGAATAGGATGGCCTTCATTACGAATTTGTAAAAACTCTTCTATATCAGGATGCTCTACTGGCAAATACGCTGCAAAACTTCCTCTTCGTGCTGATCCTTGACTAATCACATCTGCTACTTTATCAAACAACTCCATGAAGTGAACTGGGCCGCTACTTTCTCCACCAACACTAATACTCGCCCCGCGTGATCTTAATTCACCAAAGTAACCACTGGTGCCGCCTCCTAATTTGCTCATCATACCAACTTCCGCAACTTTATATAGGATACTATCCATTCTATCACTAATATGGGAATTAAAGCAACTAACCGGTAGTCCTCTGGAATTACCATAATTGGTCCAAACAGGCGTGGACAATGAGTAATATCCTAAACTCATATAATGTTCGAATTTTTCCGCAAAGCCTGAGATGTCTAATAATCTCTCAGCATTTTGGGATATATTTTTTATTCTATCTTCTGGAGAAACACCTTGTTCAAGATATCCTCTTTCTAAGAATAAACGACTATGTGAATTAAGCCAATAGTACGGTTGCGTTGTCATTTAAAGTCCTATAAAACCATTAATAATGATTAAAACAAAGCCTCTATATCGAACGATAGGGCTTTCTTAGAGTATTCTACGGGGCGAGAATGAAAGAAATCGGTCATATTGTTACCAAGAATCTGTTCGTCAAACCACAATGTTTTTGATAACAATTTTTGATCAATATCAAATACCGGTTCGTATCCTATTTGATCTAATGATTCATTTAGTCTGTTTTTAATAAACTCTTTAAGAAGATCAGAATTTAGATTTTCTTCTCCGTAACCATTAACAATCCAATCAATTATTTCGCATTCATATCTGACTGCTTCCTTAGATTCATGAATAATCTTATCTTCTAATTCTTTATCAAATAGCTCTGGATATTCTTGCTTGATAGTGTTTATTATCTTTATACCTATCATAGCATGTAAATTCTCTTCTCTACTAGTATATTCAACTTGTTTATTTGTGTCTTTAAGTAAATTCAAGAATCTACCAAAATAACTAATAGTATAAAATTGAGAAAATAATGCTATATTCTCAACAAACAAAGTAAATAGAATAAGAGAGTAAATAAATTGTTTTTTATTGTCTTGATGAAATTTATGTAAATGTTTGCGGAGATAATTGACTCTGCCTTTAATAATATCTAATTCTAGGATTTTTTCAAAATTATCATCTATACCTAGAACTTCTAGAAGCCTTTCGTACGCATCGCCGTGAATAACTTCCACATGAGCCATTGTATAGCCCAAATCATTAAGAGAAGGATGTGGTAGATTATCGCCAAGTTTGGCCCAAAACTTTTTTACGCTAATTTCTAATTGACCAATAGTTGATAATGCTCTGATAATAATTTGTTTTTGTTGTTCTGTTAAATTAACTCTAAAATCTTGAATATCGCTACTAAAATTAAATTCGCGATGAGTCCAAAATCCATTATGCATAGCCTCTATAAAATCTTGGGTCCAAGGATAATTGTCGGGTTTTCTGGAAATTTGTTCGTCGAATATCATAATGGTTTTCTTTCTTTTTTTACTAAAATAGCAGCTAAACCTAATATGGTTAAGATTGTAAATTCTTTACCGATAGGATTAAAGTTTTCTATTAGATATAGTTGTATGAAATATATGGTAGATAAAATATAAAATAGGGTAACCATCATATTACACCATTTAGTTGTCTCAGCCACTCAAGATTTGGATCTATATAGAAAATTTTCATACCACTCATTCTAATAAAAATGTCAAATCTATTTTTTGCATCATCGTCGAATAAAACTGTTCCATGATTATCTATCATATAAACTGTATCTATACCCTCTTGGTATAGAGCTATAATACAATCATTACAACATTGACCAGTAACATAGGCTGTGCCGCCGTCTGGTCTAACAACGCAATTAGCCAGAGCATTTCTTTCGCTGTGTACCATCCAATGATATTTTTCTGGTCTTGTTAATGGTAATTCACTATCGTCCAGTCCTTTAGGAAATCCATTATATCCAACGCCAAGAATGCGGTTTTGCTTATCAGTTATAATACATCCATGCTGTGTATGAACATCGTGGCTTCTTTGGGAAACCACTTTGGCTAATCCAAGAAAATAATCGGTCCACGACGGTCTTGTTTTTGATTGTGTCATTCATGTATTATATCCTTTTCTCGTGGCGTGTCAAGATTTTTTTGAACAGCTGTGTTTTTGTTTATGAGGGTATATTTTTGAATTGGTTTTGGTTCCATATGATACCACTCTATTGAAAATTCATTTTCATCAAAATCGATAATTTGTCCATATACATTTAAATCTTCTTGTAGATAACAATCATTGTTGTATAATTTTATTAGATTAAATTTTCCATTTGGTGCTTTGTTATTGGGAATAATTATTGTAGCATGTTTAACATAGTAAAAATTTAAATTATTTAGAGACACAATATAACCAAACAGTCTTTCTAGAGAATGTGAATATGTTCCGGTGTGTTTTTCTATTACTTTATTAAGTTCTTTAGATAATAAGTATTGTAAGATATCTTGATACGGCAAAAAATGTTTTTTGAATAAATGTGTTTTACTCATAAACATATTGCCGCCAAAAAAAGAATAATTAGTAATATTATCGTAGTTTATTTTTAATATATTACATAGCTCTTTTATCTTGTGAGAATGATAATTTTCGCTATCTGTAGATAATAAATATTTATTACCTATCATCCCACAATCAGGATTAGTTAATATTTGTTTATAATTAGATTCAAAAATATTTGTATTACTAAAAAAATCATGTAAAAGAATATGTCGCCATTTAATTTGATTATACTGTCCAAGTAAACTTTTTTTAGTGTGTATCTTAATGAAATATGATTCTTTTATATTTTCTAGAGTTCTTAAAAAAGATGCTATATCAGCTCCATAATTTTTATGGAATGATATATCTGTATCAAATAAGTTTTTAGCTGATTTTATTATTTCTGTTTGTTCACCATTATCTTCGCACAAACATAGATATAATTTAAATTCATTTCTAAATGGAATTAATAATTCTTTAAATTCTTGCCATAAATCAATATGATATAGATGCAATATTATTGCCAAAGAGTCTTTCATATTGTCCTAGAATACTCTTGTCCAAGTAACTCCGCTATCTGTGCTTCTATAAATACCATCGTATGCGAAAGTATTATTAATTGATGTTCCTGGGCCAGCAACTGCTACCATAATAGAACCGTCGGCTGACATAGCAATACTTCTCCATTGTTTTTGTGGACCTCTTTGAACCCAATTAATACCACCATCATGACTTGTATAAATATACTCAGAATTTGCTGAAGTAACTGCTCCGCTCGCGAACCTTTGAGATGCGACTGCTACCATTTTGGTGCCGTCGTGAGATATAGCTACTTTTTCCCATTTTTGGAAATTATTATATCTGAATGTCCAAGTGTTTCCAGTATCATTGCTTGTAAATACGGAACCAATATTGCTTACTGCAACCATATTAGTACCATTACTAGATACTGCTGTGCTCTCAAAACGACGTACAATATTTGGCCCCCTAATAATTCTCACATCGTCATCTCTTAATTTAAGACTCCAACTTTCTCTTGCGCTCCAAGGAGATAGAACTATACCACGATCAGTGGCCCATCCGCCGTTATTGCTAACAAAAACGCCACCAGCAGCTGATGTTGTAGAGCTTGATGCTGATGCTGCTACTATGCTTCCATCACTAGAACAAGATAAATCACTAAATTGTCTTGGTACAAAATTATTACCATCTGGAGCTTTCCAAGAGGCACCTCCGTCATTGCTTACAAAGAATCCACTCTGAGCATCTCCAGCACATAATTTTAGTCCATCAGTAGAACACGATATTGCTCGCCATGGCCTAGATGATCCTAATGAAACATTATCGTATGATCTTGTCATAACGAATAAACCTGCCCAACTACCAAAAGTAGGCGGTTGTTCGCTTTTAACTATTACACCATCGTCTGGGGCAGCAAATATTCTTTTATCTCTATCGTATATTAATATTGCTCTAACATCTATTCCACTACGATTTAGTGTCCAATTATTTCCATAATCTAAACTCGTAAAAACACTGTCAGTATTAGTGGAAGTAGTATTCTGAACAGATGCTACTATTATTGATCCGTCTGATGTCATAGAAACATTTGCCCACATTCTATTTACAAAAGTTTGTGCTGGTGGAGTAGGAATAGGTGGTTGTACGGGTGGCGGAGGCGGCGGTGGTGGAGGTGGCGGAGGCGGTGGTGGAGGAGAAACTGGAGGATTACCACCTGATCTTATACAAATATCAGTATTCTTTACCGTAACATTATATATCCATCTTAAAAATCTTTCATTATCACATTTAAGCTTAATAAAATTATATTGTGGATAAGCAGCTATTAGCTCATCAATAGGTTCTTCTACATTATTTCCATACTGACCTAAGCTACCTGAGTCGTCTATAAATATAAAAATACGAGCTCCATTTGGAGGTAAAGTTTCCCATCTATTTCTATCATTTATAGAATGTGTTTCTATCCATGTTTTAGTAAGAAATTGATTATTGAAAGCGTCTTGGCATCCACGGGTTCCAGTATTTATTGTTCTAGGGGACCATATAAAATTACGCGGTCTAATCGGACATAAACTAGGAGTATATGATCCTTGTGGAGCAACAGGAAACAACGGCTCCGGCAAGCAACTTTCAATAGTTAAATTCATACCACCACCAGAAAACGTTACAAGTCTTCTGCATATTGAATGGAATACAACAATTTTATTAAAATCGATAGATGAAGATATTGTATTAATTGCAGCAATATCTTTTTCCCAACTGCCAGATACTCCCCCTTGAGCAAAATCGGTGGTTCTGTATGCTGTTCCATCTCTTTCTTTATATTCTGTTGGGTTTAATGAACACGAGTCCCATGATGTGCATGTGGAATATAGATTATAGCCTGCCCATCCTATTGTTGATGGAGGTCCGGCCCAATCAACGTAACCTCCTGGATTGGAGCATCCAGGATCATTTGATCCTTGTTTACATTGCCAATTATTAGATTCATCAATAAATATTAGAATGTAGTCATTAGGAGCGATTCCTAATGGTATTGTTGGAGATGGAGTCGGAGTTACTGTGGGAGAGGGTGTTTCGGCCGGAGTGAATGATGGAGTCGGAGTATTAGTAGGAGTCGGAGGTATTGTGACTGTGGCACTTGGAGTTATTGTATTAGTGGGTGTTACCGGTGGTGTTTCCGTAGGAGTAGGTGTTACTGTTGGAGTAATAGTGGCGCTTGGTGTTAAGGTCGGACTAGGAGTAGGCTGTGCTGTTGGTATAAATGGACAACATTCTATAATAGATTTATTAATATTCATATTATGTTATCTTTATGGAATAAAATTATATTGTTGGCCTGAATAATATGCTGTTTTTGAAGGAGTTACTGTTGGTGTTGTTGTTGGTGTTTTAGTTGGTGTGGGTGTTAAGGTTTTTGTTGGCGTGGGCGTAAAAGAGATACCAATTAATCTATATACTCGTACACTACCACTACTAGCTCCATTATCACTATTACCAGAGGCTCCGATAGTTAATATTGTACCATCTCCATTAAGATGAACACTAATTCCACTATAATTTAAAGATGTTTCTCCATTAATATTATCGCCAACTTGCGTCCAAGAACTACCATTCCAAGAATATACTCGTACATGTCCACTATTGGTACCGTTTGTGTCATTATATGGCGATCCAATAGCTAATATGCTACCATCATTATTTAATGATACACTAAGACCACTATTATCATTTGCTGCTACTCCATCAATATCGCTTCCTCTTTGAACCCAAGAAGTACCATTCCAAACATACACTCTGGTATGGCCGCTAGCTGTTCCATTATCGCTATTTCCACCTGCTCCTATCGCTAGTATAGTACCATCACTATTAATACTAATATTAAAACCACTAGCATCGTTAGCTGATTCACCATCAATATCGTTTCCTCTTTGAGTCCATACTGAGCCATTCCAAGAATATACTCGTACATGACCGCTATTATTTCCATTACTATCATTACCATATGCTCCAATAGCTAATATATCTCCATTATCATTTAAGCTAACGCTTTGTCCACTATAATCACTTGCCGCTTCTCCATCAATATCGCTTCCTCGTTGTGTCCATGCTGAACCATTCCAATTATATACTCGTACATGACCGCTATCGGTTCCATTACCATCATTTAAAGACGCTCCTATTGCTAGTACGGTGCCGTCGCTATTTAAAGAAACGCTAATACCACTAGCATCATTGGTTGCTTCTCCATCAATATCACTTCCTCGTTGAGTCCATACTGAACCATTCCAAACATATACTCTTACGCTTCCGCTATCGGTCCCGTTACCATTATTTCCATTTGCTCCGATTGCTACTATATCTCCATCATTATTGAGACTAACACTGTATCCACTTGTATCAAAAGCTGCTTCACCATCAATATCATTTCCTCTTTGAATCCAAGAGGTTCCGTTCCAAGCATATATTCTAGTATGTCCACTGTCTGTTCCATTTCCATCGTTGCTATATGCTCCTATTGCTACTACGGTACCATCATTATTCATAGCAACACTACTTCCACTGTAATCATTAGCTGCCTCGCCATCAATATCTACACCTCTTTGAATCCATCCGGCTATTGGTGTCGAAGAAGGAGTAATGGTTTGTGTAATTGTTGGCGTGGTTGTTGGTGTTGTTGTTGATGTTTGTGTTATAGTAACAGTTGGAGTAATCGTTGTTGTGGGAGTAACAGTTGGGGTTGTTGTCGGAGTAACGGTTGGGGTTTCTGTGGGAGTAACTGTTGGGGTTGTTGTTGGTGTTTCTGTTGGAGTAACTGTTGGGGTTGTTGTTGGTGTTTCTGTTGGAGTAACTGTTGGGGTTGTTGTTGGTGTTTCTGTTGGAGTAACTGTTGGGGTTGTTGTTGGTGTTTCTGTTGGAGTAACTGTTGGGGTTTCTGTTACAGATGGGGTAGGAGTTGGTGTTAAACCCTCTGTAGCTGTTGGTGTCGGTGTTACTGTTGGTGTTGGTGTTTCTGTTGGTGTAGAGGTGAGCGTCGGTGTAACAGTTGGCGTTTCTGTAGGAGTAAGGGTTGGAGTTTCTGTTGGAGTAACGGTTGGAGTTGTTGTTGGTGTTTGTGTTATAGTAACAGTTGGAGTAATCGTTGTTGTGGGAGTAACTGTTGGGGTTGTTGTTGGAGTAACGGTTGGAGTTTCTGTAGGAGTAACCGTTGGGGTTGTTGTTGGAGTTACAATAATTGTTGTTGTTGGAGTTGTAGTAGTAGTTGGTGTGATTGTTGGCGTAGCACTTGATGTCGGACTAACAGTTACAGAAGGAGTATTCGTAGGAGTTGATGTTAATGTAGGAGTTACTGTTGGAGTACCGCCAATAGTTGATGTTGGTGTATTTGTTATAGTTTGTGTTGGAGTTAAAGTAGATGTTGGTGTTAGAGATAGGGTTGTTGTCGGAGTTATTGTTCGAGTTAGACTAGGAGTATTAGTAGGAGTATTAGTAGGGGTTCTAGTAATTGTTGTTGTTGGGGTATTGGTAGGAGTTACGCTTGGAGTAGGGGTAAACGTACAAAGGATAGTAGAAGAATTACCTTCTGTGTTTGAACAAACATTACTGATAATTAATCTACCATCTCCACTAGCGCTAGAGCAAATTCTATCTGGTAAACTATCACTTTGTGTAGCATAGGTCCAATATCCGCCATTACCCCATCCATTTTTTCTTGGATTATAATAAGCAGCTTTATACCATTCGTTTAATGTTGGTAGTGTATATTTTGCACCATTGCTTGCAATTAAACTTACTTGTGGAGTTATACCAATCGGATCTAATATATATGCACCTTCTTCTGTTGTACTGAAATCTTGTATTCCTATTGGTTTACCATTATGTAACCAATTACAATATCTCATCATGCTTTTTATATTAAGAAAATTAATTGGTTTATTATCAAAATTAGTTTTTAAAGTATAAGTATATGGTGCTGATCCTGTGCTTCTTATAATACCACCATATGGATCGCCAGACATTTGAACATTATAAGTATCATTAGTATCGCTCTGTGTAGAAACAGCATTTAAGAATTGTATATAATCACAGTTAGTTATTGTATATTGACTTATCTTATAATTATAATTAACAGATCCAACCCCATTAGTATCTGCACTATTTCCACTATCAACAATATCTATGAAATAAGGCAAGTTAAGAGGATTGCCTGTGGTAACAATTCTAAAACCTATATTTTTATCCAAAGTATTTTCATTTATATTTTCTAATAATCTTAGATCTCCTGTTGCAGTTTCAAAATTACCACCGATACTGAAAATTAAATCAGTATTATTAACAACACTTAAAGCTATTTCAGAAATATTTCCATTTTGATCATATGTTCCATAAAAACTTGGACCTCCATTTGTTCCTACCGTTGTTAGATTACCAGAAACAGATCCATTCCAATTACCGGAATTAGCATAATTTATACTATTTGATAATGGAGCAAATGCTAGTGGTGTTGGGGTTACTGTCACTGTTGGAGTAACAGTAGGAGTTGTTGTTGAAGATGGAGTAAATGTTGGTGTGTTTGTAGGAGTTGCTGTGTTAGTTGGAGTATTAGTTGGAGTTGTTGTGTTTGAGCTAGTTACAGTGGGAGTTGCTGTTGATGTTACTGTATTTGTAACTGTTGTTGTTGGTGTAAGTGTTGGCGTTATAGACGGTGTTGGAGTTTGACTTGCGGTTATACTAGGTGTCGGTGTCGCTGTTGAAGTAATTGTAACTGTTGGAGTAATAGAATTAGTTGGTGTTACAGAAGCTGTGTTTGTTTGTGTTGGGCTAACAGTTGGAGTACTAGTAGTTGTGGAAGTATTTGTTGGTGTGATGGTTGGAGTACTAGTATTGGTTGGCGTTAATGTAGGAGTTGGGGTTTGACTAGCATTAGGAATTTCTTGTAGTCCAATATTTATATCGGCATTTCCTAATTGACCGCCATTGACTAGTAATTGTCTATTGTTAATAAAGGATTCAAATGTAAAACCTTTATAAATTATTCTAATATTTTCATTAGTATAAATAGGATTATAAATTAGTTCTCCAACTGTTATAGAAGAGCAAAGACTCTTACTCGGAGTAGGGGTTACCGTCGAAGAACTGGTAACTGTAGGTGTTGGAGTACGTGTTTCTGTTGTTGATGGTGTTAAACTTGGTGTCCTTGTTGGAGTACGTGTAGGTGTTTTTGTTGGACTAACAGTTAAATTAGGTGTTCTTGTTTGAGTTATGGTGGCTGTTGGCGTTTTGGTTGGTGTTAGTGTTGGAGTGGTTGTTACAGAAGATGTGACTGTTGGGGTGCTTGTTGCTGTTTTAGTTGGAGTAAGAGTAGGACTAGCCGTTAAAGAAGGAGTAGGAGAATAAGTAGGAGTAACGCTGGGGGTAGGTGTTGGGCTAATACAAATGTCCGGTGTTGTTACTGTATTGTTGGCAACGCCACTACTATTAGAAACAATTGAATCTGGAGCAGTATCATATTGCGTAGCATATAACCAATATCCGGAACCTGAGCCATTTTTATCTAATGTATAGTAGGCCGCTTTATACCATTCATTTCTATCTGGTAGCCAATATGTATTTTTATTATTTATTATGGTTGGTATAGTTGTAACATTATTTTCAAAATTAAGATAATAAACACCATTTTCTGTAGAATTTAATGATAAAGTAGACGAATTTGGTTTTCCGTTATGTAACCAATTAATATATCTAGCCGCATTATACCAAGTAACGTAATTAACTGGTTTATCTGCAAAATTCGTTTTTACAGAATAAGACATATTTGGGCTAAAGCCGTTTACTATTATTCCTCCACGATTAGAATCCTGCATTAGTCGTTGAAAAGGCCAAACACTAGTTTGTATTAATGCGGGCGATCCACTATTAGCAACAGCGTTTAAAAATTCTACATATTGAGTATTTGTAATAGTAAATTTACCAATTTTATAATTGTAATTTACTTGACCAATTCCATTAGTATCGTTATTATTGCCTGTACCAGAAACTGTAATAGAATCAAACGCTGTTGTTGTTCCACTATTAGCGCATACTCTAAATCCAACATCGTCTCTTCTTAAACTTAAAGAACTATCAATAGAATCATTTGCTGTTAAAGAAGAATAACTACCTCCATATAACTGAATAAAAAATGACGATGGTTGATAGTCTATAATTTCATAAACATTACCGTTTTGATCATAAGTGCCAAAAAAACTATCATTACCATTGCTGCCAACGCTGGTAACATTACCATTTTCATTATTCCAATCCGAGGAAGCATTTCCGTTCTTACTATAATTAGCGCTATTACAGTTTCCTAAGATAGAATAAATTGGAGGAGTTGACATTCATTTTCCATTTATTATTTGTTAATAAGTTTATTATATAACATTAGGCTAAGTATGCCTCCGGTAACACCCATAAAAATACCGGATGGGCTGAGACTATCATATGTACCAAGAAGATATAGAATAGCTCCGCCCATATAAGACCCAGCTACTCCTAATGCTACTGTTTGAAAAAATCCAAGACGTAGGTTAAGCGGAACAATAGCTTTGGCTAATGAGCCAACAAACAAACCATAAATCACCCATACTAAAAGACTAAACATTGGTTGCCTCCAGAAGTGTTAAAGATTCTGTATCATCAAGATTCTTACCAACTTCCATGATGGCATTTCTTAAACTAACTCCGTATTGCTGATATTGTTTTTTACTCAAATGTTGTTTTAATATTTTATTTAATCTATAATTATTTAACCAACTATCTTTAATAGTTAAATTAACTATAGTATGTCTTAAGTCCAAAGCTTCACTCATTTTATCATTTTTTCTACGTTTACTACGACATTCCTGAATAACGCGAATTAGACTCAGTATAACTCCTATAACTATAATAATAGTAATAGGATCAAATCCATAGTTTTCATTTTTTATATTTGCTTTAGTAAGAATTTTTTGTGCTAAATTTTCTAACTTAGGATCAATAGTCATTATCTTATCTCCTCAGATTCTTTATTTTTTATCAGGAATGCAGTATCCGCAATCGACCATTTTTATACCATCTCCACTTAAATATTGTCCACTTCCTTTGCAAACAGGACATTCTTTTCTTTTATATTTTTTAATTGGTTCATTTCCCATATTTTTAACAATAGCTCCGGATATTATAACAGGAGCACGGGACGATCCGTCATATCTATGAGAAGTAAAAAATAAAGAGATAAATAAAAGTGGCAAAATTAATTTATTCATTTTTACCTCTAGGAAACCATGGTCGTCTTTTTAAAGGAGGTTTGGGCACTGGAGGTGCTGGATTATTATCTTTTGGTGCAATTATCTTAATGATAGATAAAATAAAGTTTAATATTATTGATATTAATCTATTTAAGGCTAATTTATCAAGAAATTTCATATATAAACTCCAGTACGATATAATGGTTATACACCATATATCTTGTTGATATTCAAAACAGATTTGCTAACTTAAATATCAAATATTAGATAGTGCCTGTTGTTGTTACTGTTGGCGGAACTATAGAATTTACTAACGTTTCCAAAACATTCATTCTGTTTTCTAAAATTTGTAATTGACTATTTATTAATAAAGAAGATTGTTGTAAAGTAGTTGTTAATAAGCTTATAGAGTCTTCTGATTCTTTGGATAATATATTTTGTGTTTGCAATTCCTGATTAATCTTTTCGTATACAAATTCTATAAGAACTAAACTATTTGTATCTCTATTATATGCCCATTTTTGATAAGGCGGAAGAGGCGGTAGATTCAGCCCTAATGATGGAACTTTAGTTAAATTAGGTAAACTCATTGTGTATTCCTAAGATTTTAAATAATCAAAACCATAGTCTGGTAATTTTTGTAATGGAAATCCATCAAAGTCGCTAAAAGCGTATGCTGCGTTGCCTTTTAACATACCAGCAGCAACATCTGCTTTTATTAAAAATGATCCATCAGGAATCGGACCCCATGATGGATGACCGCCATCATTCCATTTTCCCCAACTATTCTGAACCAAAAAAGCTGGTTCACTACCAGTATCATCACAAGCAATCCATGCCATAGCATGAGCCCAAGAGCCTTGCGGTTTAGCAAAACCCTTACTATCTCTTCGACTACTAAAACCATAACTACTACAAACACTAATTCCATAACCGTTAGCCAGAGCGTCTCTGGCTTCTTCTATCGTTCTTACTAAGCTAACAGTTTTAACTTGATGATCATTTGCAAGGTCTATAACTTTGTCTGGCAAACTACGACCACCCCATCCGGCACCCAACATGCCTTGATATTTGGTAAGGTCCACAACTCCGGGATAGTTTTTTCTAACTAAGACACCACCATATTGGCTGACAAATTGTGCTGCTCTAGAACAACTCATTCCTTGTCCACCATGACCTCTTGCTCCGTATATTGCTTCTGTTGCGCCTCTTGCTATCCAACTTTCTTTATGTTTATCTATATCTATTTCTACAGCACGAGATACGTCTACAGCATTTCTAGTAGAGTGGCTTACACAGTCCCCTGTAACCTGGCGCTCATTATAAGGATTCTTATCAAACTTCAAAACACTTTTGTATGGAGTAGATAGTTTACCTTTACCAGTTCCAACAATTTTTTTGGCTCCGTCTCCAAAATAACCATACTTAGAATTTTCTAAAAGATTTTCGAATATATGACCTTCCCAAAGACATCCCTGAAATCCATCTTTGTATAGTTTTAGTAATTGTTCAGGAGATAGTCTTGCCATTATTTACTACCCTCATAAAAAGCCCATGCTAAACCATTAAAAGCTTCTACGGCTTTTTTCCTAAGTTCAGGATCTAGGGCTACATTATCGTCTCCGATATGCTGTACAACAACATAAGTAGCTGCCTGTGTTAGATCAGGATATTTACCTTTAAGATCCAAATTATAAAAAGCTCCAGCTATTTTATTAGCTTCTCTAATTTCATCAGTATTTTTAATTACTTCATTTTCACCATCTAATTCTATTAGTCTTGCCAAGTCAGAGAATAAACTACTTAATTTAACGCCATCTACTGATCGATCAGAACTTCCGGATTTTAGAATTTCAGTTACTTTTTCACAATTATCTTTTAATGATGGATCCAACGGAGCTAATACTGATGGAACATTATTTACTGGGTTGGTGGATAGATTATTTTTAATAACTGGTCCAAGTAATCCATACGCTAGTAATAGTCCTCCAATAACTAGAACTATTATATTAGTGGTATTTTTAGTATTCATTTGTTCTCCTGATGACAAACATTAGGACTGAGATATGGGAATGCGCCATCTAAAACTTCAACAGCTTTTGGACATCCCATTTTTTCTGCTAAATCTCTAGTATTTTTCCAACTACTAATTAGTTTGAGAAAATCATTATCATTAGTTTTAACTGTAGTTACAGGTGTAGATGTTACAGTGTCGTTTTTTACCTTATTCATAACACTATTGTAAGTATTAATTATTAGATCTTTTAATGGAGTTAATTTATCCTTGAACAATACAAATAATACTAAAGCGGCTCCGCCGTAAACCATTAAATCCGTTGTTGATAATCGACTACTAAATTCTTGAAAACTTTCGGCATAATTCATAAGATTCGTCCTTTCAGACTAAATAATTGTTTTGAACTGTTAACTTTGGTTTAAAAACGCCCGCTTCTCTAAAGATTTTAACCATACTATCAATTGTTGAACTGACCAAAATCATAAGAAAACTTTTAACATAAGAATGAATGTACCCTTCTATTATGTGAGGTACAACAGGAATGTCAACTGCTAAAAATAAGCTATCGTAGAATTTACTAATCATGCTCATAGCAAGAGCTTTTTTATCTGGACTACTTAAATCATTTCCTATTATTTCTATAATTTGAATAATGCTAGCTATTGCTAGCTGTAAAATTTTCCATGCTTGATCTATTGCGAATCTTTTAACATCCTTAAATGATTCTTTTGTTCTACTTATCAGTTTTTCTACTTCGTTTAGTATTAGTTCTTGGCTTTTTGGTGTTTCTGGACTTTCTTGGTTTATCATCTTTTGTCTCCTCATTAACAACTGGTGGGGTATTGACAACTTCTGGTTTGATTTCAGCTTTAATATTTTTTCTACTATTAATATACTTATATAATATTACAAATTGACCACCAATTAGAATACAACTTTCTACAGCATGACTAACAACACTAATAAGTTCTTCTTTATTAGTATGATCATTAATGATACCAGTTAGATATAATCCACTAAAAATAAAACTAACGAGTGTAAACCAGAACTCACTTGTGCGATATCCGGGCTTGATCATGATTTTCTCCAAAAATAAATACTATATAATAATACACCATACGGATTTTTATTATTATCTATTAAATTTTACGGTTTTTAAAGCTTGATCGAATATATTTTGCTTTATATCATAAAAATACTCTATCATAATCATTGTATTTTCCCATGTCAATTATTAATAATTTTTGACTCATAAATTATGTATTCATCAATGATTCCCACAACTCAATATCTGTTGCATATATTTCACGAACTCTATTTTCTTGTTCTGTTGTTAAAACGGGTTTATTTTCACTAGCATCCAAATGTGGCAATGGCACTGTAATTCCAAGCCAATTTGCGCAATCTTGTAATTGCGTTTCAAATAAAAATGCTCTGTCATAATTTGTAATATGACAGAATTCACAACCATATATTGGATTTTCTAATTGTTCTTCAACTGTTCTGTTTCTATGAGACACCATAGATCGAAATCTTTCAATTGGATTTCTAACAATAACACATTTTTGACCATTGTCTTGGCTAATTGGATAAAAATAAGCAGGATGATACGGATCTGTTATTTCTATATCTGGATAAAAGGATTGTAACATAGCCATTGCTATTGAGTGCGATCCACTGCGAGGAATTAGAATTATACTATTTCCATTCGG